GCAATCTCAGGTTGATTAGACCCTCATTGATTACCGATGCCTTTGCAGTCTCTGAAACGGTTCCATTGCCTATCATAGCGGCGTTAGGAACTCGCCTGCGGATTGCCCAATCCTTCACGTTTTTACGGTGTCCGAGGTCATTACCCTGGATTTTCTTACATGTTTCCATGAAAGAATCGTAGTGAAGGCTGTAAGGGGTTTCCCGCAACCAGGTCATCTTGCAGCGTTGGATTGCTCCAACACCACTAGCTAGTCATACTGTTTGCCCCTGCTTGTTGGCAGGGCAGCTAGCTCTTGAGCACAGGTGATTTGCTAATGCAAATCCGTACATTAACGCAGCGCAAGCGTTTAGTACGAAGTTAATGCCCGACATAATACGAAGAACGTTGTAGTTGGTGGCGTAGACGCGAACAGTCGAGGACAGGTTGGTGCCGACGGCGTTGTTCGAGACGGTCAGGAGCAGAGTGGTGTTGTCAATGCGCGACAAGTTGCACGTGCCCGACGGCTGGTGCTGCTCCGGCTGGAGGGCAAACGAGTAAACGTTGATGCCGACAGCGGGGATGTTGGTGTGGTGCTGGTACGGCTGAACCAAGTTGAAGTAGTTGCCGTCGCGAACCTGGAAGCGGTCGTGGCCGTTGAGCTGGAGGAGCGCGGTGACGACCGGGTTCTTGCCAGCCATGCCCTCGACACGGGTGACCGAGTATCCCGACTCGAGCACGGAGCGGTCCCACCAGTCCGAGTAGTTGAACGGCTGCTGTCCCTTCCACGGGTTGATGATGGAATCATCGCACGACACGTACGAGTCACGCTGGACGACCCAGACGAGCTCCTTGCACGGGTGGTTGAAGTTGAGCTTCAGCTTGTTGGCCGACGAGGTGATAGACTCACCACCAGTGAACTGGAGGACGTCGATCAGGTACTCGTGCGAGACCTGGGCGAACTTGCGGCGCTCATCCGTGTCGAGGTAGATGTAATCGACGTAGAGAGACGCGGCGGCAAGACCGCACTGGCCGACACGGTTGCGGATGGCGTGGGCATCCGACGAACCGTTCGAGTAGTCCCAGCACAGGTTGTTCAGGGAATCGAACTCGAGGTTGATGCGCACCTCGTGGTACTGGAGCGCAATGAGGGGCAGAGCCAGACCCGGGTTGCGGCAGAACCAGAACTGGAGCGGGATGTACAGGGTGTACATCGGGGCGCACGAGGTGATGACCTCGGACGTGAGGGGCTCACCGCCGTAGCAATCGTTGTCGCAAGACGAACCACCCTGGTACAGGAGGTTGGTGAGCTCGGGAACGTTGCCGACCATCTTGGCATAACCAGCCTGCTTGCCGGCCTCCTGGGTGAGCTCGTTCCAAATGTGCATCCAGTCACCGTAGTGCTTGTCGATGCGCTGACCACCGATCTCAATCTCAACGTAGTTGATGAGGTTGTGACCGATCCAGTTGAGCCAACGGAACTGAGCGCCAGAGCCGTCGGTCGACTGAAGAGCGACCTGCGGGAGGGTCGCCTGGAGGTACATGCGGTGGATGAGGTCACCGTTGCGCTGGATGGTGCAAGTCACCTTCTTGCCGAAGTTCGGGGCGCCGTTAAACGGGTTCTCGATGGACTCCATGGCAAAGTTGGTGTGGCGGCGGTACACAACCTTGAAAAAGGTGATCTGGGGGTTGCCGGTCAGGTAAACGTCCTGGGCGCCGTAAGCTACAAGTTGCATTAATCCGCCTCCTGTCATCTGTGGGTTTTATACTTAGACAATACAAAATAATTTTGGGAAAACACATCTTTTCAAAAAATGCCGGGACGTTTTGAACTGAACATTTTTCTATTTTTTTATTGGTAATCGTATTAAAGGATACACTTCTTTTTATATTGGTAAAAATACAATGTTATTGTAAAATTTGATCGATGATAACAGTAAAATGATAGTTAGAAATGACAGAAGAAAAACCGAAGTATAAACGTAAGAAATGCGAGCATGATAAATATTCATTCCAATGTAAAGAATGTAAGGGGTCCGCTCTTTGTGAACATGGAACACGACAATACTCGTGTAAAACATGTGGCGGAAAGGGTATATGTGAACACGGTCGAATCAAACAAAATTGTAAGAACTGCGGAGGTGTGTCCATATGCCCCCATAATAAGCGCAGAAGTAGATGTGTATTGTGTAAGGGTGGGAGCATTTGTCCCCATCAAAAAATAAAAAGCAGATGCGTTGATTGTACTGGTAATGACGTATGCGTTCATGGAAAACGAAAAGAATATTGTATTGACTGTCAGGGTAGCGCAATATGCATCCATCAACTACGAAAAACTCGCTGTCTAACATGTAATGGAGCCGAAATATGTGTTCATGGTAATAATAAGTATATTTGTGTAGAATGTGCTGGCAAAAATATATGCGAACATTCAAAAATCAGAAATCAATGCGTAGAGTGTCATGGGAATCGAACATGTATACATGATAAAAGAACATCTGTATGTATCATCTGTACACCCTCAAGCGGATGCCAGCATTGTCATATGATTTCTATCATCGGATCCAAATGGAACCCCTACTGTTTCCGTTGCTACTGTGTTCTGAATCCAGATGCAGTCATTCCCAGTAAATATAAGTTAAAAGAGCATCATGTGGTTGATAAACTGAAGGAGAACTTCCAAGAGAAATTTACGATGCGATTTGACAAGATCGTCGAAGGGGGGTGTTCACGTCGCCGACCCGATGTGGCCATTGATTTTGGTTCGCACTGTCTGATGATCGAAATTGATGAAAATAAGCATACAAATTATTCATGTGAGGAGAAACGTATGGTAGAATTGTACGAAGATGTAGGATTTCGAAAAATCGTATTTCTTCGATTTAATCCAGATCGATATAAGGACGGATCAGCCGTGTATCCGTCGCCTTTTCGATATACTCGAGCAGGAATTCTCCATCTGGAAGAAACCGAATTCAATCGAAGAATGGATCGATTAATGGAACGAATTCGTGCTCATCGTGTTGAACCAACAGATCAGATTACAATCGAATATTTGTTTTATGGCGCCTGAAATGCTTCCCCGTACGATTTTTTCACACGAATCAAACGCAGTACATAGAAGGGAGGGTTTAAAACCACACCTCTCATACCGTATAAGTACCTTTCAGGAGCATGAGTGAGAGTGCCTTTTTTAAAGTAAAGAGTTCAAAACGAAGTAACCCAGAGGCACGTACCACACTCGATGCGATTCACCACCAAAAGATTCAAAGTATGATGGAAGAAAAGGATAAAGTTGGAATGTATAGACAAGAACAAAATGTTCTTAAAAAGAAAATGAGTGAAACAACTTCTGATATGGAGATCTGGCGGATAGAGCGAGAAATTGAAGCGTTGGAGAAGAAGATCCGTTCTATCGAAGACGGATCCGAAATGATGGACTATTATCTTCGAACGGGTGATATTCTGTATCATTATTATGATATTCAGGATCAAATCCAGCAGGGCACGGCGAACTTTGTCTCCAATAAGGCAAAGCCAGGTTCCATTTTGGCAATTTTAGAAGAAGTTGCAGAGGATGAACATTCGTCCACAAATGCATTTGCTCTGTCTTCCAGTGAAAATGAACAGAAAACGGAAGGCTCCAAAGAAAAGAAGAGCTTTCAACGAAATCAACTTCTGAATGATTATCTACAAATTGAAGATCCATCGATGGGCAGAAATACAATGGAGGAATATGACGATCCGTGGACAAATTGTGAAAGCTGTGGAAATGAAATGATCATGTGTCTCAACGAAGCAAATCTGACATGCTCCAAATGCGGTCACCAAGAGTTTATTTTGGTAGATAGTGATAAGCCGTCTTACAAGGATCCGCCACGAGAAGTTTGTTATTATGCCTATAAGAAGATCAATCATTTTAATGAGTGGTTGGCACAATTCCAGGCCAAGGAGAGTACTGAAATTCCAGCCGATGTGTATGATGAAATTTTACTACAATTGAAGAAAGAACGCATTACCAATATGGGTTCATTGAAGCCCACAAAGTTGCGTGAAATCCTTCGTAAGATGAAATGTTCGAAATATTATGAGCATATTCCGCATATCATTAATCGTCTGAATGGTCAAAATGCTCCCTTCATGTCACGCGAAGATGAAGAAAAGTTGCGCCATATGTTTCGCGAGATTCAGCCGTCTTTCAAAAAGCATTGTCCGAAGGGTCGTCGAAACTTTTTATCATATGGATATGTCCTTTATAAATTCTGCGAGTTGCTGGAAATGGATGAGTATTTGGCATGCTTTCCCCTGTTGAAGAACCGTGATAAGTTATATTTACAGGATAAGACGTGGCAAAAGATATGTGACGAAATGAAATGGGGGTTCATTAAGACTACGTAGGCTGGAATTAATTGGTACAAAAGTACAAAATGTATCTAAATAAAAATAAACTCTCTCTACAAAGATGGCAGCTGTAGGTTCAGAGTTTTTATATCATCTCGTGGTCAATAACATTGCCCCTATCATGGCATCCAGTGTTGCTGGATTATATACAACTTATTTTTCAGGAAGAAACGCCCCGACTCCTACTCTGGTTCGGTCCGAAACGGATGATGAGCGTGAATTGGATTTATTACAAATGGAACGCATGTTAAAATGGATGAGTTTGATTTTTGAAGACTCGTTTGTACCTATCGATAAACCTGGTATTGTTCCTGCGGACGATACTCACAAGGCTTATAAAAAAGAGTTGTACAGTATTTATGTGAACATTTGCTCGGATTTCAGTCAATACCAGAACTGGAAAAAATACAATTCGACAATATGGATGTTCTCTTCCTATCGAAATAAAAATACAAAAGCATTGGCTCGAAAAATTCTAGGAGATGTCAAATTATTTCATGAAGGTCTAAAAATGTTCTCGATGTTTGAGAAATTACAAAATTGACCATTTCAAGATGAATATATATTGATTCAACAATGTCACTTTCACTCCATCTCCAATTTCTCGAACAACGCATGGCATCCATGTCGTGTCTTCCCTCCCGCTTTGAATACTATTCCGCTATTCATCTCACAAAACTTCACAATGTGTGCTTTTATGCCTACAAGGATATTCCTATTAGCCATAAACATTACGCAGGATTCCCTCTTACCGATAAAGGGATTGATCTGATCGATGAGACATTTAGTCACATTGGTCAAGTCAAATATTATAGTCCTCGTTCCAAAATTCATTATGGGAAGCTCTCTACCTTTCTCGCGACTCCGATTCTGGTCGGTCGCAAACATCTTCAGATGACACTCGTTCGAACCCATCATTCGAAACTTCATTCTGAGATTCATCAAATTATTCAAAGGGGAGATCTGAAGGATGTGACACTGTGCGCTAGGGAGTTTATACAAAATATGCGGGGTTAATTATTCATCCAACAACATAATATCCAGTCATTTGGAAAATATGTTATTTTAATGATTTTAGGGAAAGTGACATGGGGTGGGGGTCGTACCGTATTTTATTTTAATACACGAAATGGATTCGGGTTTAATCAAAATGGGTACTTACAAACGTGCCGGAAAGCCAACGAGGTTGGCTCCAAGTCCAAATCCGGCTCCTTGGCGGGCAGTTACACCGACGGAGGGCGAGACAGCGTCAAGGACAGCAAAGACGACGGCGGCGAGGACGGCGAGGGTGGCGACCTCATCGAGAGGCAGAGCGCGCTTCGGGATGAAGATGGCGGCGGCGGCAATAACGAGACCCTCGATCAGGTACTTAATGATGCGATTGACAATTTCAGCAAATCCGTAACCAACCATGATTCTATATTTACACGCAAGAAAAAAACTCGTCGGAGCCGGTATATTATTCCCCATCTGAGTTTAAAGCATCCCTGACTGAAAGATTGTAGAGATGAGCTCAGACAACAATGCCGTAATCGAAGATTTTCTGGATGAGGACACCGAAATTCCAGGCCAGCGCTACGTCCTTCTCAGTTTTATCAGCCCGGAGAAAGTTCTCGATAAAAAGGAGCTCTTCTTCTTCCAGAAGTTCCTTCATGCATACGAGGTGGATTGGAAGATTAAGAACCTGGAGAAGTACACCGTTGAACTTGTAAAGAACATCAACGATCAGCTTGACGAACGTTCTAGAGAACTGGAGAAGGCCGATCAGATCGCATCAGCTGAGATTTGCCGTAAGAATCGTCTGCGTCTGGATGATGTGATGAGCCAGTATGGTCCATTTATTCAGAAGAACAAGGCGGATCTGAACAAGACCAAGATTGTGGAAGCATATGATGATTTTATGTACACGCACAAGACAAAGCTAGAGGAAGAGTTCTATGCTCTGAATGAGTTCCGTACGTCCATGCGCGGTGTCAAGGTTCGTGGCGTGTATGGTAATCCAAAGGAGGCTGAGATCAAGGCCAAGAAGCTTCAGTCCAAGGACAAGTATCATAACATCTTTCTGGGTGAGGTGGGTAAGTGGACTCCGTGGGATCCCTCTCCGAATGAGGTCAAGGATCAGGAGTACAACAATGATCAGCTGAACAACCTCATGAAGAAATACAAGGAGAATGAGGATTCTCGTGAGCAGTTCTTCGAGGAGCGCACCAAGGGTTCGAAGCAGGTCGTTGGTGCGCCGACTTCGGGCGGTTCCTCAGCAGGTCAATTCGACAGCATGTTTGGTGTTCAGGGTGATTTGGCCCATCAGCGCAAGCTAGAGAAGCCGGTTGTCACCATGGAGAAGGTGGCGGCGGATGAGGCCGATGCTTCGTCTACTCCTGAGAATTCGGTGGTGACGCCCGACAGTGCGTAAACAAGGAATGCATTAATTTATTCTTATCAACATAATATCATATGATTATTTCATATGATATTAATTTGAGATGTGTATAGAAACAAATAATAATTCATATGGTATCATAAAAATGAGTCAACGTTCCACTACACGGCGCGCACGACGTCGAAATAGTGGATATACCCATAAACATATCAAGCGAATCTATGGAGGTATGACGGGCTATATGAACGACACATCAGCATATGATAGTAAATTTGCCTTGACATACGGAGAGGTTACTCTTGATGGAGTCAAACAATTGGCTCATATTTTCCAACGTCATCCTATCACAACCTATCCGGTATCCCGTCGTGTCTTTTATGATCTCGGTTCAGGAATCGGTAAAATAGTGATTATGATGGCATCATTGGTTCCGTCCATTATTTCTAAGGGGGTTGAGCTTGTCAATGAACGTCATAATATGGCAATGACCGCATATCGAAACATAAAAGAGCAATCGGTGCGTTCTCGTGTAGAATTTATTCATGGTTCAATACTTGATCGTTCTTTATCTGATGCGGCCTGGATTTATATTTCGAATTTATGTTTTTCTTCCGAAATTAATGATCAATTATCGGAAAAACTAGGAAGGGAACTTCAAGTACGTGCGTTGATCGTTTGTTCGAAACCATTAGATCATCCCTCTCTTCGATTGATAGGACAAACTAAGCTATCACAAACATGGAGTGCGGAATCAGAAGCATATGTGTATGAAAAGGTTTTATGAGAAGTAACCAATATCGGGCACAGCACCGCCGATAAATGTGGGGACACATGATTGAGATGGACCATCGCAAAACGTACCTTCTGGGCAGGATTGTCCATTACCGTTCGGTGATCCGCACATATAATTTGTGTTTGGATCCGGGTGATACATGCTGGCCATTGAGTTGGACGCCTGCGCAGGGACATGGACGGGTCCGCTGGAGGAATCATTTTGCGCACTCGCTAAATCCTGAAATCCTGAAATCACAAAATGAGGCTCCATGCGATCAATATAACGCACAATCATCGGCAGCACAACAACTGCCACAACCAATAATACAAGCATTGCGCCAATTCCCATTGCTTTCGGATGAGCCATTTTCTAGCAATTGGTGAGGTTTTATTATGGTCAATAAGAGGTCGGCGGTGTCATACGCAGATCGGAAAAGGGTGGCAGAGTTGCCGCCACATCCGAACGACAATATCCATTGATACACCGTACATGTTCACCCGAGCAGGAGGGTAAATCAACTCCACATCGTACAGGGCCTTGGTCTTCCTCTTCTAATCCCTCCGTATATGATGAATATACAAAGAATATTACTCCTACAATTAATATCATAGATAACACGTGAATTACTTTCTTGTTCATTCTACTTTAGTATCTTTTTTGTACATTAATGGCGGGCCCTTTCAGTCTCTGAGAGGCACGTGGATCAAATTGCGAGTTATCGTCGTCTTCTCTGTTACGTGCCATCATCTCCGATTGTCGCCACAATTCTGGCGCACCCATCTTGAATTCACCATGAACTTCAGCCTTATACCAAAAAATGGTATCCTCCAATTTATTACTTTGCGTATTGTTATTAATGACCAAACATTCATAATTTTGCGTACATTGGTCCATCATTTGACAGAAAAATTCAAATGATGGAAAAGCGGATCCGTAATTCTGATACAAACGCTGACGATTATTCATATATGGCTCTCTCAGAATAAAGACATAATCGACGTTCGTACGAAGAGCTGGCTGAATACCTAGCGGAAACTGCATGGTAATGATGAAAAATACTTTGAGCCAACGACCGTTCATAAATAAATATCGAATGTTTTTATCATGAGTCCATGAATCATCGTACATACAGTCATCCAGAATCAAGAACGCTCTCGGATCAATATTCGATTTGATTCCTTTCTCTAAATCTTGCTGAATCCGCTGCATGACAAGTTTCTGGCGCTTTACGAAATTGGCTAAAATAACCGCATTGTACTCTCCATGAATGAACATGGGTGGTACGATTTTTTTAAAGAAACCGTTTGACTCTTCTGTTCCGGAAATGACGCAGCCCATTGGTAAATCTTGATGGTGAAACAATAAATCGCGAACCAGGGTGGACTTACCGGTACGACGCCGACCAATGAACACCGCAACCGCATCTTGTGGAATTGATTTCATAGCGAACTTCCGGAGATTGACATTTAGACCACCACCTTGCGCTGCCATACTAATTCTACTACAGCCCATTGAATTGTTGTGCGCTTCAGAAACACGCGCACAAGTCTTCCAACCAAAGAGATGAAAGCGGTACGAAAGACGCTTCTTCAAGAACCCTGTCGAACACGCGACCTTACAGAGAATGAACGTGAATCCTTTTCTAATTATGCCCATTTACAACGATACTTTCCTGCGCTCGATCAATTCACCATTCCTAAATCAGCACTTTCTCATAAAAATATGGAACTCCCTACCAAGTATCAAATCAATCAATGGGTTTCGCAAGAACGCCCAAAGTTTTGGAGCGCGATGCGCACACCGGTATCCACTGACGAGAACGCAGATCCGCCAAGTCCTGAATTGTGCGACGTATTTGTTAAAACTGTTCATTTATTGAATCCAATCGACATCATTAAAGAGAAATACATCTGCCCAGAGCATCCTCTTTTACCTCAAAGTGAGAAGACATGGAAGAGTACACTTCTTAAATTACATAGTCATAACAACCAGGCGTACGTTGATGCCGTGTGTAACTTTGTGCTAAGTCGATTTCGAGAATTGGATTTAACACCACATTGTATTTTGTCGTACGGTTCATTTACTGGAATTAGTAAGAACTATCAATATACGATTACGAATGAATATGATACCTATCGTCAATGTCGTTGGTTTTGGAAGGGCATGGAATCCCATAGTGCACGCTTAACTGTGCTTCATGAAAATAAGACAGCTATTCCCAATTATGATGAATTCTATCGAGAGATTACCACTTGTCCGTTTGTAGATGGCGATGAATCGGATGTGGAATTGGAGCCTCTTGATCTAACAGATGATACAGACAGTGATGCTGAATCGGTTCAATCTGTTACATTTGATACGATTGAGGAGCACGCGGACAATTCTTCCAATATGATGGAGATCAATCAATCAATCACGCGACGACAATCCTGTAAACGATCCGACTCCTCTCGCTCTCGTTCCGATTCTGGATCGGATTCTAGATCGGAAAGCGGATCGGAATATGGATCAGACTCGGAACCGGAAATAGAATTCGATATCTGTCTAGAACTTCCCAACATGCCAATTATTATGATCGCACAAGAAGCACAAGAGGGTGTGATGGATTCACTTCTGGATGTTGATGAGATCGATGGATTTGAGCGCGAATCGCAGGGCTGGGAGGCACGTTGGATTGCATGGATGTTCCAAGTCGTTTCAGCACTCACCTTTTTACAGAGTGCGATCTGTTTTACACATAACGATCTTCATTCCAATAATATTCTTTGGAGAAAGACGGACAAGAAGTTTCTGTATTATCGAAAGCGCGATGGAACCGTCTGGAGAGTTCCGACATTTGGAAAGATCTTTACGATCATTGATTTCGGAAGATCGATCTTCCGTCTGGGCCGCCATCTCTGGGTATCGGATGATCATTGGCCCGATCAAGATGCCGGAGATCAATACAACTTTGGACCATTCTTTGATCATTCCAAACCTAAAGTATCTCCCAATCCATCATTTGATCTCTGTCGCCTAGCGGTCAGTCTGATCGATGGTCTCTTCGACGAGCCTCCGCAAAAGAAGAAAGGAAAAGGAATTCCGATCATGAGCGAAGAGGGTTCCTGGAAAGTGTATGAGACGAAATCTCCTCTTTACAACCTTCTTTGGAGCTGGACAATCAACGACGCGGGTCAAACCGTATATGAAACTGAAGAGGGTGAAGAGAAATACGAAGGGTTTGATTTGTATATTCGGATCGCACAAGATGTTCATAGTGCCGTTCCAAAAGATCAACTTCATCGACCGGTCTTCCAACAATTTGTCTGGAAGAATAAAGTGCCATCGGACGAAAAGGTGTACTCACTTGGTGTATAATTTTTTGATTGCTGAATAGAATGCGACGACGTACTTCCAAGAAAGTATATCGATGTGTACGACAGACCACTAAAAAATATACAAATCGTTCCTCCCCTCCCTATCCGGCACAAGAATGCCCTAATAAAAAGATGAAAGGGAATGATGGGAAGATGTACATTTCTCTTAATTCTGAATTTGCACCATCCTATCGATGGTATCCATATTCAAAAGAGTTGATGAAACGTCGAAATGAAAAGTAAATATCGATATCCATTTATCATATAATGAAAACATCATATGATAAATAATAAAATAAGTAACACACTTAATTGGTTTGGCAATCTCCTGTAAGAGGAGCACACGGGCAACCATTGATCACGGTTGTCGCACCACCATCTTGTTTGCGATAGTATTTCATGTTGCCATCTTTCACAGTGTTAATAATGGACTGATCAAATACACCAAGACGAGAAGCATAGCCTGTGTTGGGGTTGGCATAATTCTGGATGCGATTAATGAAATCGCCGGATTGAGCCTTGTTCATGCGTCGCTGGGTAATTTGTGAAGCATCGTAAATAGTAGTCGGCATGTCTACCGTATTGCTATAAAATTATGTTAGACTTGTCGACCAATTAAACGTGGCGGACCAACTTGTAACTCCATATCATCTCCCATACTTACATTACTAAATGAAGGCATAGATGGAAGACTCGTAGGCAATTCCATGACAGGAAACAGATCCGGAACAAGTATACCTGTAAACGCAATTAAGATCGAACCGCTAATGAAATCTTGAATGAATTGTATATTTCTATATTCCTTATCCTTATATCTCGCACCGACAAAGCTCATGACAATAAACAGGATTCCTCCCACAAGCATCCAGGGGAACCATACGGGTATCATTTCCAGTTCGTGTGAGAAAAACACACGTGTCCTGTCCGCACTTCGTATTCGCACTTCGTATTCGCACTTCGTATTCGCACTTACAGTTCCTCGTATTCGCCTAATCCAATTGATTCAGATGGTGCATTAAAATCGTCTAATGATTCAATCTCTAAATCATTTTCCATCGATGTTCCTTCTTCTTCTAGGATTTGTAGAATCGGCCCGGAATCATGATCCAAACTGGTAACACTTTCTTCCTTCTCGTTTGATTCCAAGATCAGATCAGAATCTGTCGGATGTTCGGAATCAAACATAGCATTAAATTGTCCAAAACGAACTGTAGGTTTATCATCTAACATAATAACCGATGTAGACGGTTCTTGAAGAATGGCTGGATCTGGTTTAGCCAAAGGTAAAGCCAAAGGCTCTGGCACTGGATCAGGTATGACTACAGCCTCTGTAATAGAACCCTCTTGATTATTCATATCAACGGAGGGAGGAACTGTAAGTTCCTCTTTCTTTTCTGTTTCTTCATCACTATCTTCGTCCTCTTTTGATGCCGAATCATGGTTGACAAAATCCTTCAAAATAGACTTAACTGGTACAAGACTTCGTACTGCTTGAACAATTCCTTCGTGTAACATATTCTCGATATTACGATAATTCTGTTGTTTTTCCATACCCGGAATACCATCTCGAAACAAATATGTCGAGCTCCATAACAATTTAGATGTTTCACATAATACTTTAAATAGGAAATGCTCTACTTTTGGAATATTGATTTCCACCTTCTTATTGTTTGTCGAAAGACGAATAGCGGTTAATACTTTTGTATGCGCGATGAATACCGCCGTAAGAAGATCCTCCAAATAGTCGCATCCAGAATTGGCCTGAATGACATGAATTTCAGTGACCACTTTCTCCATGTTCCAGTCATGAATCTCATTCAGGTAATTTTGAAATTGCCAAAGGGCACGCTTTGGCTCTTGAATCATGATACGTTTCGCTTTTTCCAGCAATTCAACATAGAATTGAAAATAAGCCGGAACTAAGAAGACACAAAGTTGTTTTGTATATTCGGTACGAGCATCGGAATATACGGAAAGGACCGAATCACGATTCATTCTTCTTCTTTCTGTGGTGTTGTCATGACCCTATCGAACGCACGTCTATCAAGTGTACTTCCCAAAAAGGCCCATAACGAACCGGCTAATTCTGTACAAATACCGTAGTCTTTCAGTACGCGATCATCCAATAGCAACGAATGAATAAACAATTCAGGGTGATATCCTTCTTGAATATATTGTGGCAGTTTATCGGAAGATAGTTGTTTCATTTCTTCTCGTTCTTTTCTGCGATGTTCGAGAGTATGATTCCACGTTTCAGGATAATGAAGTTGTAATTGTGCACATTGTTTCGCACGGCGAAACGATAATTCATTTGTTGTTAAATATTCTTTGATTTCAGAACGATTTAATCCACGAATGGTAGATAAATATTGATCAAGATCCATCCAGGATGGAAGACGGATGCGCTTCATTTTACAACGTGAACGGATCGGTTCTTGAAGACGACCTGCATCGCGGCATTCCAAAATAAAAAGAACTTCTGACGCATGTGTTTCAAGAATGCGACGAAGAAATGCTTGTGCTTCTGGTGTTAAATCGTCAGCGCCTTCTAGCCATAAAATGGCAGGTTCGGTTCGGCGCGCCCAAATATGGAGTTTTTGGCGACCGTCTCGGAGAGTTCGATCTTTTCGACATGGGCATACAAAGAGTTGTTTTTGAATTTCTTGTGCATACTTCTGGATCCAGTAACTTTTACCGCATCCAGGAGGACCTGTGACAATGATTGGTGTATGGTCCATTTACTCATTACAGTATCGGACATGTTTATGCTCTGCGAGTTCCATTGCGATGGGCATGATGTTTACGATGCGTGCGTCGGGAGCCACCTGATGCCTTCTGCTCCTTATTGTCACTGCGATCGGGCTGGGAGGCAAAAAATAGACCACCAAATATAGTCGCTACACCGAGTGAGACGTATAGGGCTATATTTCCAGTATCAGACATTATACTATCTTATTATAATTTATTTATTATAATGAGATCATTATTCGTCTATTTACGATCTGCGAGTTCCATGATTCGCACGACGTGCGCGACGTGTGCGGCGACCGCCGCCTGTTGACGGTGTCGGTGGACTCTTCTTACCAAAATGTACCACAAGGCCAAACAAGGTACCCACTCCCGCTGCAATAAGTCCTGTTGTAACAATGATATCGGTTGAGCTAGTCATTATAGTATCTGATTAGATTTTATTTGTATAATGGATAATATTATTACGCACCTATTGTCTGCGAGTTCCATGATTCGCTCGATGCATACGATGTGTACGTCGGGTACCTCCTTTTGCCGGTGATTCTCTCTCCTGATTATCATTCGATTTTTTCATGGTAAACAATGATACAGCCATACCTACAGCGAATATCACGGTTGCTCCAAAAAAAATCCTGGAAACAGTTTTTGATGTTTCTGTAGTTTGCGTAGAGACGCCCATTATACTATCTAAATAGAATTTAGTCATACTACTGACATTATTATGTATTTATGACCTACGAGTTCCATTGTTTGCACGACGTGTGCGACGCGTGTATCGTGAGCCTCCTTTTGCCGGTGTCGGTGGCGCACTATTATTAGCAGGATTCATTTTGCTATAGATGACTGCTCCTAGACAAATAACAGCACCTCCAATTCCTACGCCCAATATCATCTTTCCAAACAGTTCGGTTGTCCCTGGGGGAGAATTGTTCAGAGCAACTGTAGTCGCATTAACGGGCGGTAGTGACATTATACTATCTATCTTTATTATTAAATGTTCTTTACTCTTTTTTATTGATTTTTTTACTGAACAACACACCAATAGATACACCAATGATCACTGCTACAGTGACTTTACCAATATCCCGCAGAGTACGTGAATGACGTGATACCCATGACGCAGGTTCATCTTTGGGATAGTCTACAACAGCCTCTTCAGCTGTCTCAGAATTGCCTGGTACTTGCTGGTCGGAAGACATGATAACTGATATTATCTTTCAGAAAGTCTTTAGATTGAACTCTTTTGAAGAATTGCCACATAAATACCATTATGCCACTCCTTTTGTTCTGAGCACCAAACTGACTCCAATTATCAATGCATACAGCCTTTGCTTTATTTCCACACATGGCGGAACAAATAGACGATCCCTTCCATGTCCCAATCTCCAAATATCGAGCGTCATCGCGATTCAATAAATTATTATAAAAATGCCGAGTCTTGATTCCCGACATTCCTTCCATCTCAACAATCTCTTGTGTGTTTTTCGATTCGCCTTTCTCTGCGTTCTCAACCGCTTTCTCTACATGCGCGCGAAGTTCGTCCATTTGTCATTCCCAATCTTTAGATTCTATCGGCTCGATGATAAGTACTGACGATATTCACGAACGGCTGCGTCATCGATCTCCGCATTCTTGCGGAGGCTTTGCATGAGAGGGTTATTCTCCACTGCCTCAACTGCGGAATAAGTATTTCGCTCACGACTGACATCCAGATTGAGGGGAACGCGATACTCTACGCGGCCGATATCACCCACACCAGGTGTTAGGTCCATCGAGCGATTAACAGCGAGTGCGCGATCGTTCATAATATCTACATCGAGCTTTTTCGATAATTGACGACCAGGGTCTCCATTGAATGTCGCAGATGATCCCGAACCCGCAATCGGTTTGCGACCGCGGGCAATCTGCTCCTTATTTGGATTCGTTCGCATATTGTACGCGGCGGTTGGATCCATAGCATCTGACCATGCTCCATTTCCTCCTGGACCTGTCCATGATAGACCCGAAGAAAGTTGAGACTTCTGTGTTGGTCTGGCAATGTCATCCGGATCATATACCTTCAGACGTTCAGGCGCAACGCCTGCTGCCATAATTCCCATACGATCCAAATAAATGGTCGACTCCTTCACGGTTGTGCGAGCAATGTCCTTTGGATCCCATACTGTAATGGCAGCAGCGCGATCCACATGTGTATAAGGCGTACCTGTCATTCGAATGTTTCCAATGGTCTCACTGCGGCGGGTAGGACGTGAATCGTCTGAATATCGTGACATACCCAGACCATTATCTGCAGGGACAGCATTCAATGCCATGACACGCTCCGATGTTTCATTACGCTCATTTGGGCGAATTTCGATAGCAGACTTTCCATAATCGGCTTTATCTGCTCCCGTATCCTTGGTATAATAACTAGTCATATCCGCATTACGGTATCCCGCGCCACCATATTGTTGGGCTGTCGGCATACGATAGGAACCCGTCACATAACTTTCACCAAAATCCTGAGAGGAGGCCACACCCTCGTATTCCACAGAGGTTTCCGGACGGACGGTGTGAGGCATAATTTGTGTCGAACGAACCGTTTCCTTGATTAGGTCGCCAGTCGTTGTAAAAAAGCGCTCACCCGTTTCATCAATGTAAAAAGTATCGGGCTTGTATCGACGAACTTCACCGATGTCTTTTAGTTCTGCGTTCGATCCAATAAAGTGCTGACCAGGAACCATCGGTTTGTCATAGGTCTCCTTCGGATTTGAGAGAACACGCAACTCATTGGTATCCTTCGGACGCATGATTTCATTGATTTCCAATTGCTGAAATCCGCCTTTTCCGTTCATTCCAAATCTCTCTCCCAGACCAGATCCCACTTTTGTGGGTTCAAAGGGTCGCTCTCCATTACGTACAACTGGCGCATTTGAAGCAATACGCGATTGAAAGAATTCAGTGTTGTCCTCCATCCCGTTGGGATTTCCATAGGGTGCGCGCGATGTCTCAAACATGTTCTCCACTTCACGCTTCTTCATTTGAGTGGATCCCGATCCATTATACATATCAAGGACACTCGTATTGGACTGTGGCGCAATATTTTGTTTAATACGTCCACCAAAAAAAGGCTGCATGTTATTATGTTTGTATTCGGTCGATACGATACGTTGACCCGATAAAGGGCTAATCACATAATCGCTATCCATATAATTGGGACTTGCTTCCGTATTATCTGAACGATATTCTGTCATAGGGATATTTGATTCAATAGGCGAGGGTGACGGCTGTGTACCCGGGAGGAATCCTGGTGCGTAGGGTGGCTGGTTAGAAGCATATCCTAATGCCGTGCCGTATGGACCATTGCTGGGTTCGGACGGATACGTTTGGCCGTTTGGCATTTGATACATCATGTCCAGATCGGGTCCAAATCCAGTAGCAGCGGCCCCTTTCGGAGCAATCGTTAAAGCATCTCCATTCGGGCCACGTGCGGCTGGCAAGAACCCTTCACGACTCGTTTGTTGACGAAAAAGAGGACCTGTACGATCGACTGGCGGTTGTGTATGCGATGATGGGATAGAAGAGGAATCTTGTTTCTTTTTTTGGCCAGTTTTGGAGACCATAAAGCCTAATCCGAGGAGTCCAGCGAGAGCGGCTACTTCCATACTATCAGTTTCTTGCTTTAATTTTTTGATAAAAGGCAACAGATATATTCTGAGAACATAAACCGGATCACACGATAAAGATTCAGACATGTCTATCGAAGTACCATTGGAACAAGTTACTTCATGTTCGAATGGTAAAACAGTATGGACAACCGTTACTAATTATGGTTATCGTCTCTACACGTTGAACATGCTGAAAAGCCTTGCTCCATTTGGTTTGGATCGATCGGTATTGATCCTTTGTTTAGACAAGAAATCCGCAAATTGGTTTACAGAAAAGGGATATCATGTAATTACGACAACCGATACCAATGAACGTTTTTGTGCTTGGAATACAAAGGGTTATGATCGGATCTGTTATGTGAAGCTGGAATGGATCTTTCGAATTCTTTCTTTGAACATGAACATTTTATTGATCGATGGCGACATTGTATTTCGAAAGAATCCGATCGACGATCTTCAGAAATGGGAAGAGAATGATCAGTTTGATGGATGGATCCAAAATGATTCGCAGGATGATCGAAATACGGATAATCTCTGCACAGGATACATCTTTATTCGAACGAATCCGAAAATGATTCAATTATATGAGTGTGTATCCGATGAAGGAAAACAAAAATATCAAACATGTGCATTTGACAATAATGATCAGACATATTTCAATCGATTTGTAAAACCATATTCACGTTTTCAACCGTTGACACTGGATCAATATCCAAATGGAAAAATGTATTATGAGAACACAGATCGGATCAATAAGACCGCGATTATGGTTCATTTTAATTGGGTTCAAGGTCATATTAAAATGATTAAAATGAAACTCTATAAAATGTGGCTTCTAACACCAGAAGACGAGTCTAGATAGTGTGATGTGTAAATTCCTTTGTATAGATATCCATTTCTTTATAGGGTGTCTCGACGGCAGTATCCGTTTGAAAGCATAGCATACAGGAAACACAACATGCTGCCATATCAACCAGTGCTTGTATCATTCTATTATGGTAGAATGATACAAATTATAAATAAACACATATGATTAACGCATATGCTTCTCGTGACCGAGTTCTGAAAGGGGAGGCTGTTGAGAGGGAGTAAAACATGCCTTTTCGCGATGAGTGTTGTACTTTTCTTTGTCCAAATCACGCGTCGGGATGAAGAAATCAAATGGCGTTTCAAATGTCTCCTGGGGATTGTGAAAGAGAGGCTGCCATCGATTCCAGCCGGTGGTACGAAGAGTACAAGGCGGATCGACAAGACGCGCAAAGGTGAGAGGAACAACTTCATCCTGCGCATGCTTCAAACTGCGCTGATGATTACGATTGGTGTCGGGGTCATACTGACCCGCATTGCATCGAATTTTACTTCCAAGACGATCAATACCCTTCAGATCTGATTCTACATCTGTCTTCCATTCGCCTTCTACCCACGAGGCACCGCTTTTCTGAATACGAGTGGTCGCATTCACAGGAAAGGTTGTCGGACAATTTGCCGCGGGAGGATTTAAATAATAACGAGCTGCATAGGATGTGATGCGCATGTCATCGACTTGATGAAATGGATCATGTCGAAGACGGGTTAAGGCTTGCTGGGCACACGGGGCGGCCATTCTTCTTACCCTTTTTATAAAAATCTCAGATCTATGCGCGTATCTTAATATTTCTCTGGTCTAACGCATACTTCATTTACCATCGGAGCAGGGGCCATGACAGCAGGATACGCAATCATTTGATAGACCGGTAGGTGAACCGATTGGACATCGATCTTAACCGCGATTTTTGTATTGTCTCGGACGATCTCTTTTTGATCACGCTGTAGCGGCTGATATTGTCTTGATGGGCAAAATGTATTTGGGAGATTAATCCCTCTCAGATCTGATTCAAGATCAACCATATTGCCTTTGATCAAACTTACTTCATTTCCTCCTACTAATCCAAGAATGTGTCGTTGAGGCAAAGGATGAATTTGTTGCGATACTAATTCATTATAATGTTGTGGATTTTCCTTTTTCTCCCAATGAGAGGATAATAGCGGACCGTATGCTTCATCAACATTGCTAAGATAGTGGGCCATACTATTCCATCCAATGTAAATTAATTCATAAAAATTGACGAATTGATTCGCACGATATCAAAAATCGACCCCCACTATTCAACATGTCTCATATTATCATTTCTCTGGATGGAAACATCGGTGCCGGTAAATCCACGCTTCTCGCTGAAATCCGCAAATCCATTCCTGAACTCCGCGTAGTAGATGAACCTGTCGGTCAGTGGACCGCGTTGAAGAATAACACTGGTAAGAATCTATTAGAACTCTTCTATGAAGATAAAAAGCGATGGGCGTATACCTTTCAAAACTGTGCCATTCTGACTCGTCTGAAGAATATCAAAGAAGCAGTAGAAGATTTAGACGCTAATGGAAAGGGTCCTCAAGTGATTTTGACGGAACGCTCCGTTCTTACTGATAAATATGTCTTTGCACAAATGTTACGCGATTCGGGTGATATTGATGATCTTGAATGGGAGCTATATGATAGCTGGTTCTCGATTTTCAGCAAACAACATCAGGTAAATGGTATTATTTATCTCTCCACGAGCTCCACGACTTCCAAGGATCGCATTCACATTCGAAATCGTCAAGGCGAAGATCGAATTCAGTTAGACTATTTGAACGCACTAGACCGTCAGCATAAACAATGGATTGAATCGACTGACATTCCTGTTTTGACACTCTCCACAGAACCTGGTGCTTCTCTGGAGAATAATATACAGAATATTCGTGACTTTATTCAACAACTCAAAAAATAATTACACGGTAACAAATGAACCACGATTCTTAATAGACCTCTTTCGCAAGGAAGAATTTGTAGTTAACATGGCTTGTCTCTCTCCTTCCTGTAATCGTTTTGCTTCATCTTCTTCTTGTTTCTCTTGAAGAAGTGCGTCACGTTGTTCTCGTCTCTGACGCTGTGCCTCTTGTCGAGCTTCACGTCGTGTGCGTTGAGCCTCCGCTCTCTCTTCCCGTAGAGCAAGTTGTTGACGGCGGCGATCCTCTCGAAGAGCATTGCGATTTCTTTTTCTCGCCATTAATTCCTGGCGTCTTGCATTACGTGTAGCATTTCGTGTCACGCGTGACTCATTACGTTCTTTTCGCATAGCATTTCGCATCTTTCGGGTTTCATTACGTAGACGATGACGCTCATTCCTTTGTCGTTGTTTCATACTTCGTATTTTACGAACCATACTTCGGCGCAAACGATGCTGTTCTACCGCATTCGCCATCGGTTCTTCCTGTTTCATTTTACGCAATGAAATGTTCTTACGAGTATTCATATTCTATTGTACAATGATAAATTATCATAAGATTCATATCATATGATAATAAATAAACGATAATACAAATTAGCAATTAACATCACGAAGGTATGAACGAGACGGAATTCCACCATTAATCCATCCTGCCGACGCAACCTCGGGAATGATGTTCTTCGGATTCTGGATATTGTTCTTCAGAACAGGAATCATCGGAGTGTACTGTTGTGAGAAGAACTGCTCGGTAACCGTACCGCATTCTTTGCCCATGCGCACTTGTTCTGAATGAAGTAACAAACTCTCTACATCACGCGACGGGTTACCGCCTTGCATGAAGGGAACGGTTAAGAAGGGGCGAGCCTGAGGGCGAATCTGGCAACGATTATTCTTAAACGCAATCTGGTTACGAAGAACAGAGTCTGCGTCAATCGCAGAATTATTGAAACCGAAACCTTCACGAGGGTACATCAAGAGCTGATCTGATGCAACAGGGTTCACGCCGGTAGCTTTAGGTACAAGATTTGTGGTCTGGTAACGACCGGGTCCAACAGACTGTGAATAAAATGATTGAATTCCGCAAAGGTCATCTCGGGAGTGAGTGAGTCGGTTAATCTCCATGATATCTACACGAATGCGCTATAAAAAATATAGGATAAACAGGATGCGTCGAAACGCACCGTTATGATAGTTAGAGTTTGTTTCTATTAATATATAATTCGATTACATACCGTAATACGATTATATATTTCACTTATGCATCCTGATTCAACCACGGCAAATGACTTCCATCAGATCCTGCTATGCATGCGGGCCGGCCACCCTCCTTACAGGTCTTTCCAGGGATCTTGTACAGCCAGTCAGCAAAGGAACCCTGATCATTGGGTACTGTAGTGGACGGCTGTGTAATAAATTGACGCTGACCCTGATTCTTTCCAAAGACGTCGGTCGGATCGGAAAACCACTGGACGCGGAAGAAATCATCCATCGTTTGTTTAACGGTCGGATTGCCAACAGTTGCTGCTTCAGGGCGATCTGGGTTATACTTAATCTCATCCAGCAATACGTTCATAAACAAATTACGAGAGGTCGGTGGAGTATAGTCGGGGAGTGAAGAACCAGAATAAGGGGACGCATCTACTTCGGCCATACCAATCGGATCTCCCACGGGCTGTACACTTCCTTTAGCAGATCCTCCATTTACAAAATGTTCGCTCAGTTGAGGCGCTTCCACTCCAACTGGACCAGCTGGATCAACAGTTGTAGTATAGGGTAGTTCATAATATACATCAGCCGCTTTCTTTTTAGGATTTGTATGCTTTGTAGGGTGTACATCTTGTTTCGCTTTCTCATGAGGAACACTCACAGGAATAGGTGTAGTCATGACGATTGCAAACGCAGTGATTGTGCCAAACAACACCGCAACAAGTAGGGCTGGTAAACCTCCTATCACACTGGCAATTAATCCTAAAAAGAGTGACAATAAGATAAGCCGGGCAACAAAGTTTAGCATTGAATGTTCACAGGTAGGCCGGTATTGTAAACTTATATTTTGAAAAAGAACCGATGGTTCGGCCCAGAATGACGGCTCACATTCTTTCTTCTTCTCACTCATTCCTAACCCTTATCGACTTTATTTCTTATCAGTGTTTGCGCCTTGGCGCTTCTTTTCTAGTTTTTTACGTAACCGGTCGCGTACCGTTGCCATACGAGCACTTCCCTCTTTTCCTGCTTTTCGAGCGATATCCATGTCCTCCATACCAAATGCACTCTTGATTCCTGACATCATATCAACAAAACTGGAGTTGCTTGAAAATTCTTTCATCAACTCCTCTGCCTCTCGCGCAATCTCGTGCGGCGAAATGGCGCCCGACTGAACTTTCTGCTGAAGGCGCTTTCCAATCTTCGCAATCGTCTTTTGAATGATTCCTGGGTTATTTGAAAAGGTAGAAATCAAGATATTAAAAGCCCGGGACGGGTCTTTTTCGCAATCCTTCATCATTTCGGGCGAGATTCCTAAATCCTCAGGAGTGATGTCTTTCACCATCTCTTGCGCCAGCTTCGCAAGATGACCCTTCAGGAATCTCTCAGGAAGCTTGGGGAATCCATTCTCAAACATTCCTTTCAAATCAGGCATTCCCTTTCCAGCGCTAGAAGGTTCATTGGATCCATCGTCCGGCTTGAAAAACTTCATGAATTTGCCAATGATATCCGAAAAGTCAACACTCTCCAGTTTCTTCTTCATTTCATCCATGGCATCATTCATCCATTCTGGCTTCGCATCACTAAATCCAGCCTCCATGAAGCAGCAAATCGAAAGAATTCGAACATGCTCCCAAATGGCCTTCTTCGAAGCATCCGATAAGCAACTCCATACGCTATCTGCCACTGCCACGCCTGGAAGAATCATACCAGGGTTCTTAAGGTGATCGTTTGAGTCCCCTCCAAGGGCATTTGATACTTTGACTTCTTCTTGAAATCGTTTAAGGCGAGCATCCGAATCCAGTGCAGAAGCGGCCTGAATCTGCGCCGTATATTCGTGGAGGGTACCCAAAACATCATCTACGAATTCATTGTATTTGGTCTGAAAGACTGATGGTTCCGTAGCTGAAGCCATGATTCTTCTTATGTATTACTAAAAACCGTTACAATTAACTCGCAGTAGGCTTCTATAAGCCCCCCCCTCGTTAAGCGGTAGCCTTTTCCGCTAGAACACAAAGCACCTTCAAATACTGCCAGATAACGTCTTGATTCTTTGCACCCATCGTATCCCAGTACTTATCAAAAAGAGAGAGCGCTGAAATCATTTCATTGAACTGATTGGAAATTTTGTGTTGAGCAATTTGGCGAAAGAGCAGAGCATTGCGTTCATAAATTGCCGTACCGCAATCTTTGTAAACATGCTCAATAAAGAGATCCAGAATCAGGCGGGGATTAATCTTTTTAGCACCCTTCACTGCTTCGTTTGCCATCTTGATTTCTTTATCATCCGGAAAGGTCTGACACATTTCGTCAAACAGATTTAGAAGTTGCGTGTTAAATGCGTTTAGAATTGACATTCTACTATGGTAATATCCGGTTATTTGCTTTAGATTGTTACTGACGATTGATACGGGCGGGCATACCAATTTCTCTCTGATTTTTATATTGTGAAATTTGCTGATCAAGTAGCTCTTCTTTCTTACTTCTCTTGGCATTGGAGTTGGTAGTTTGAAAACTCGACGCCTCACGAGTACCTACGCTATCACTTCCCCCAAGAAAAGCGAAGTTATGCATCATCGATAATCCACCATCCCCCTGTGCGGTCGTATCCGCACCGATGAACGAATAAGAATCTCCATATCCTCCGCCCATCTCGATATCCAAGTATGGCTCCGGCTCTGCCGGACCCTGTACACCTCCATTTCCTCCTTTGGTACCACCTCCATCTTTCATTTTGCGCTCGTACAACCAATTCATGACTTCGGCATTTGTTCGTGGTTCAGGTTCGCCTGAAATGACAAGTGTCGGAGTCTGTTTGAGCCAGCTGGGAAGGGCGGGACGATTGGGACCCGGATCCACACAAATGAATCGCAATTCCTGATGATAGCTTGTTTTTGAGATTTCTTCGATAAATGCTTTTGACCATTCGCATCGATTGGAATAGAACAAAATATGAATGGGAGCGGGGCGACTCATCCTTTTCTTCTGTACGAACGAATCGGTATCCGCTTGAACGCAAATGATAAAATTGATGGAAACGGAGTTCGGAAGATAGGGTAGAGTCCTCCATGATGAAGTTCTTGAATGTCAAGCAACAAGATGATCGCACCTACACGTTTACTTTGGAGGGTAGCCATGTGACGTACGCTAATACGCTTCGTCGTTTGATGCTTACCGGCGTAGAAACTGTTGCATTTCGTTCTGACATGACACCAACAGGATCGACTACGGATGTCGCTGTGAAACGAAATGACACTCCGATGACAAATGAAATGTTGGCAGACCGTATTGGTCTGCTTCCTATCCATATTACCAACCCAAATGAATGGAATAGTAAAAAGTATCTGTTTACTCTGAATGTGGCGGGAGACAAAGACCATGTACGATATGTCAAGTCGGAGGACTTTATCGTTACGGACATCTCTGATGTTGTCCCCTCTGAGCTTCCAGAAGGTGACGACCAAAAAGAAGAACAAGAAGTCGTTGGAAAACGCGTTCCAACAGAGATGTTCTTTCCCCGAAATCCCCTTACCAATGATACCTGCCTTATTGCATCCCTTCAACCAGGCTCCGGCGCAAACCAACAACAAATTAAGATCAAAGCCGTCGCGTCAAAGGGTACTGGTCGCGAACACGCACGATTTAGTTCTGTCTCGCAATGCTCCTATGAATATACACCCAATGATGATCCCCAGAAAATTCAGGAATTGTTTATGAAATGGTTGACTGTTACCAAAAAGGTGAACAATCCTGACAGGGCGTCTGAGCGATACGCCGAACTCCTGCGCGAATTCAATACGATGCAAGTCAAGCGCTGTTTCAAAATGAATGACAAGGGCGAACCATTCAGTTTTGACTTTACGGTGGAATCCGTGGGTGTTCTCGATGTGAAATACATTGTCAATCGCGCATGCGAAGTGGGTGAAAATATGTGCGGTCGATATGTCAATCTTCATGAAGGAGATCTTCCCGATGAAATCACACTCACTCCAGCGGATGCGCGTGTAATTGGATTCGATTTCCTGTTTCGTGGCCATGATCACACGCTTGGCAATCTTCTTCAGACATGGTTGGTGGAGCATCACATTGAAGGTGAGGCCAAACCAGCCATTACATATGCTGGGTATTCTGTTCCTCATCCGCTTCGTGATGAGATGGTGCTTCGAATTGGTGTCAAGGATGGAAAGGAGGCAACAGCACGAGCAGCGGTTGCGGCAGCAGCACGTGGATGCGCAGGATGGTTCCAAAAACTTGGCGGAGAGTGGAAGTTATCAACGGGTAAGCCACTTGGAGTATCATCAGATGCGAATAGAAAGGTACGTGTCGCTCCTAAGTCGGCTGCCAAATAATCTAATTGATACCATATCCAGAAAAAGTTTGTCCAATCATATCAACCGTTCGTCCAATTATTTCAATCGTTAAAATTGCCATTAAGAAACAGCTTAACATAATAAAGACACGATTCGATATGTCATCTGAAGTAGGAATATGAAACACTTCCAGAATAGGGTCGATAAAACATTGATTATCTTTTAATAGACGCTGTTCTACTTTAGTTATGATACATCCTCCGCATATCAAGTGATGAATGAAAATAAAAAGGTATGTGATATAAAAAACTAGCAATAACCAATATGATGTATATACTGTGTGATTAATGATGTAAATTAAGATAAGAAAGCAAGAGCCACAATAATGGACAAATCGAAGAATTCCTCCAATTCGTTTATCATCTTTTTCCCAAAAGCATAATTTTCTAATAAATGATTCTGCGAAGGAGGTAAGTGATTCGTTTAATGTATCATAGAGTTCTTTAGGATCAGTAGAAAAGATAGATAATAATTTCTCCATAAAAGAGCTTTCTTTTTTTGGTTCTTCCATGTTAATGCTCTTTTTTATTTTTAGATATCGCTTACGCTCTAAAGACACAACGCCATTCTATATCCGGGAAATGATGGATACATTACACATCAAGTGTTCGACCATCCTCTGAAAAATGGCACCGTACACCAAGTGTTTTCATTTCTTTGATGGGAGCGCCACATCGTTGAATGTATTTCGCAAATGCTTCCTCCGCAGAACCATAATTATCGATCGAATAGGGGTTCCATCCTTTTAGAATGAATGCACGAACCGCATAGCATCCAAGAACACAGTCATTCTTATTCCATGTCAAGTTACATACATCATAGAACTTGACAAACGCATCATATTGATCTTTGATCACTTCTTCAAAAAATGCGGAGGAGGTGGTAGGATATCGACCGGTCAATTTAATAATCATATCATTCGCCTTAATTCCCAATTGATCGATCACAGCGTGAAGATCAAGCAATTCATTGATCCCTTTGCTTTTGAATGAGAGTTGATTATGATCGGTATAGATCACTGGGACTTTTTTATTATGATGTGTAAATTTATCTAAACATGTGGATCGTTGTCCATTATTCTCCACAATGATCGGTTGAATCGCGGCAGGAAGATGGGATAATGTTTGCGTAATGGCTGAAAGATATTCTTCCTCTCGTTTGGAATTCACTGTAAATCGTTTCGCATGAAGAGACGCAGTAAGAATTAAATAAATCATCTATTGATGATATCTTTGATTCATTTTAGGTTAGATACTACTTTTTTAAAACGAGCATAGGCCATTCGGTTACATACAATAGACGTATGAAAGTGCTTATGTAGATTCCCTTTATTAGAGAATGTACTGTGACAAAATCGACATTCATTAGGAGAACCCTCTACTGCGACTGTTTCTGCTAATATTTCATCCATAAAGATGTGAATGGATGTAGGATTATGTTCATATTCTTCTTTATTGGGAAGAGTAAACCAATAGGAACACATCGGTGTAATTTTATGATGCGTGAGGAGATTGGATGAACTGGGAAATACTCTCAAACATGCCTCGCATGTAAAGGTTACTCCTGAACGAGTTGAACTCTTTGTCATGATTTCTTCTAGAGGCGATAGAATCGGCTTTTCGATAGGTTTTTCAATGACGGGAGTCACTATTTTTTCGACAGGCTTTTCTGCAGGCTTTTCAAGTGGAGGAATATCAAGTGTAAGTGTTCTACTTGTCTGTTTTTCTGTTATCAATGAAATCACAGGTGTAATGGTGGGGTCTGTGTGAGGTGCCGTTTTAGAAGAAAGGCTAGACAGAAGACTGTATAATTTTTTGTATTCTTCATCTTCTTTATTCATTATATGAATAGACGCACTCTGATTTTAAATACGTTTTAATCGACTTCCTCTACTGATGGACCTGTACGAGCGCTTGGAGCACTTGGCTGAGCGCTAGCGCTCTCCGCACCAGGCGAACCAGCATTCTCGTACATCTTTGTCATGATAGGACGAATCTTCTCCTCATACATCTTTTGCTTCTCATCAAACTCGGCCTTCTCCGCGTCCTGATGCGCCTCCAACCAATCAATACCTTCCTGAACCCATGCCTCTACCTCCTTCACGGTATCCGCACCTAGCGACTCCTTTACCTTATCCTCTCGTACAGCGTTGCGAGTATTGTACAAGTACGCTTCCAATTGATTCTTAGCATCGACGCGCTCCATGCGGACCTTATCCTCCGCAGCGTGCTTCTCAGCCTCTTCTACCAAACGATCAATCTCTTCACGGCTCAAGCGACCCTTATCATTGGTAATCGTAATCTTAGTTGACTTACCAGTGGACTTCTCAGCAGCTGACACATTCAGAATACCATTCGCATCGACATCAAATGATACCTCAATCTGCGGCACACCACGCGGCATCGGCGGAATGCCCTCTAGCTTGAAATCACCAAGACGATTACAGTCACGGGTAAACTGACGCTCTCCCTCATAGACTTGAATCAACACACCTGGCTGATTATCAGCATACGTAGAGAACGTCTGTGACTTCTTACAAGGAACCGTTGTGTTACGCTTGATCAACGGAGTCATCACACCACCAGCCGTCTCTAGTCCCAGTGACAGAGGGGCGACATCGAGAAGAATCATATCGGAAGTACGATCCGTCGTGTTCTTTCCACCCGTCAAAATATGCGCCTGAACTGCGGCACCATACGCTACCGCCTCGTCAGGGTGAACGGAATCGTTCAGTTTCTTACCGTTGAAAAACTGACTAACCAACTCACGAATCTTCGGAATACGCGTCGAACCACCAACCATAACTACCTCATGAATGTCCGTCTTGGACATCTCCGCATCGCGGAGAACCTGCTCAAGAGGCGCCACCGCACGACGAAATTCACTGTCGCAAAGCGACTCGAAGCGCGCACGTGTGAGCATCAGATTCAGATCAATACCGTTCGCCAATCCATCGACTTCAATGGTTGCCTGTGTGGAACTGCTCAGACTACGCTTGGCGCGCTCACATGCGGTTCGAAGACGACGCAGTGCGCGAACATTATCCTTGAGAACGATGCCCTTATTTTTCTTTTCAAATTCCTGGACACACCAATTGACCAAGAGACAGTCAAGGTCCTCACCACCACAATGAGTATCACCAGCCGTTGCCTTCACTTCAAAGACACCGTCGTCGATCGTAATAAGTGATACATCGAGAGTTCCGCCACCATAATCGAAGATGACGACATGCTGTTCACCCGATTTCTTCTTATCAAGACCATATGCCAGTGCAGCAGCGGTTGGTTCGTTGATGATACGCAGAACATTCAGACCAGCAATCACACCCGCATCCTTTGTTGCTTGACGCTGGGAATCATTAAAATAAGCTGGAACCGTGATGACCGCATCTTTTACTTCGCATCCCAGATATGCCTCCGCTGTCTGCTTCATCTTGGTCAAGACCATGGCTGAAATCTCTTCGGGTAGATATGTCTTTTTCTCACCCTTGAATTCTACACCAATTCGAGGCTTATTATCGGAACCAGCTGACACGCCAAATGGCCAATTGGCCATATCTTTTTTAACAGTTGAATCATCAAACTTGCGACCAATAAGACGTTTCGCATCAAACACGGTGTTTTGGGGATTGGATGAAATCTGATTTTTGGCGGCATCTCCAATCAAACGTTCCGTATCGGTGAAAGCAACATAGGACGGCGTAGTTCGATTTCCATGCTCATTCGCAATAACTTCTACACGATCATTTTGGAAAACAGCGCAGCAGCTAGTCGTAGTTCCGAGGTCAATTCCAATAGCATACGACATTCTAATTAGATAAGACGACTCATTTTTAAGCCCTTTTATATAATTGTTAAAAATTTGAATTTACGCTGCCTGAATCATTCCATAATAAACATCTTGAATTCCTCTAAGAAGAAAAGAAATACGTTGCCACGGTTGTTTGCGCAGATAATCATGAACTTCGTTCAGCGTTACTTTTTTATTTGCCGATCGAAGTTGAGATAGATAATGACCGTGAAGAGAATACAGGTGAGGATGATACATTTTATTGATCTTGTCGATCGTAGTTGTCTTCCGAACATGAAGTTGTTGGTATTCTGTATGGATTGAATGGATCAGAAATTTCATCATCTCTTGATAAAAGGAGAACAATACTGAATCCTCTGGATAGTACTCCAGATAGGTATGTGTAAGATTCTGAAGATACAATTGAACAAATCGATCGACGATGGAAGAAGCATTTCCACGAAGTGATCGAACAGCGAGATAAGATTCTGATCGAAATCGCCATCGATTACCAGATTGATCTTTGAAGACGATGCCCTGAACCGCCCAGGATTGTGATCGAAGTTGTTCATGAACCCATGTCGTAATCTGATCAGATCCATCCGTCATCGGAATAGGAGAAAGAGGCAGACAGTGTGACAATGATGCTGGTGTATCTTCCATGGAAATAGTACCATCCGAGTAGACAATTGCTTTATGAATGAGAGTTACATTGTTCCCACTGATCGGTGTGACAATTCGATGATCAACATGTTGTACGAGAAAACTGAGACATGTTGCCACCTCATTATGTTCCGATTGCGGTGAAGGAAAGTCACTTGCTTTTCCCTGAATGATCATTTCCAGTGATTCAGCGGGTTCCGTAATGCTCCAACCCGTATAGGCCTCCACGAACAAATGACGAAATGATTTGGCGGAATGAAAGTGTCCGGACGCATCCAATTTGGAACGACTCGTGATATACAGGGTCTCATCACCGACACGCTTGAAACAATTGATCATGAATCCATCAATATGCTCTTGGCAAATCACTCCCGCATCTACTGCTTCTTGACGCGTCTTGAATGGAAAGTCGGCCGATGATGATTTAGGCGGTGCGACGGAGACGGGTGTATTTGTATTTCGATCCCATACCACAGAGCGAAACCATTTGCTATGAGGAAGATCCATGTTGGAAATTCCCTTCTCGTAGCGAATAAGCGATAATCCATTATCTTTGTTTTGATGTACGACACGAAGCAGTCCACCCTCTTCCGATTCCAAATAGGCTTCCAATTGTTCCCATGTTGGATAACGTAAACGCAACTCTTGAAATACGGTATTCGTGAAACAAATTGTCATCTGTTTTTACTGATTACATCATCAAGAATCCCCTTTATATCCGCGCCGAAATCAAGGAGCGATTTATCACATAATAGAATCTCATGACGAAGATAGGGAACATGGCATCTACGCAGATGGGTGTCCTGGATAATGAGATAGAAGAGGTATCCTTCAATGAAATCGAAATGGTACCAGATGAGCAGGATATTGAACCATCCGCAGTAGAGACGGTCGCGGTTGGTGACCCCCTATCGGAATCTGTTCAGATCGCTCCGACAGTGAGTGAACTTGGAGAAGAAGATAGTCCTAATTTATTTATTCAATTGGGCGATGATGTCATCATTGAATCTATTACCTATGGACGAACGATCGGTACGGTTTATTATCGAAGTCTGGAAATGATTCATGTGAAACCCGACGGTGTTTCCAATGATGTTCATCGATTTGCGGTAGAACAAACCGAAGACGGAGAAGAGCATTTTAGAGAGGAAGATGGCGTGAGTGCCATTTACATTCTGAAGAAACGTGAACTTGAATCCTTTGTGGGACAACAAGACATTCGCGTCAATCATATCATTGATACATTTGATCAGGATCGAAAACCATATAAAACATATAAAGTACTTTCAGTCGAAGAATCAGATGATAAAATTACAGTCCAAGATCCGAACGAAGAGAATCCCGAAGAACTAGAATTCGGATTCATTGGTATTCCAGCAGACAAGCACCGTGAATTTGTGGTCCTACGTGTTCGCCCAATGGTTTTCTCTGACGAGCCAGCATCGGAAGAGGACAAGTTACATGAAGAGCAAGATCAAGAACATCAACCTATCGAGGAACAAGCGGAGTCTGATCTTGCGGAATTCGAAGACCTTGGAATTGAAGAAGTCGGTGAGATCGAAGTGGTTCGAGCAAAAGTATATATTGATGCTGCCGCATATGAACAACGTATTCCGGATAATATTCAGCGAATCGATGCGCTAAATGATTTCCTTACCAGTTTGGAGCCAAGTCTTCAAAATGATCCATATGCACTGCGTTCGATAAGAACATTGGTAGAAACACTATTTTATTTAAAACAATCCACTATCTCTTACGAGAAATCTGGAGAAATCCAAGGTGCCAAAATACTATCTGCATCTACACTCGTTGATCTGATTCAGCGCGCAGCGGTACCACTTGGTCGTCCTGTTCTCAGCATTTTGAAGAAGGAATACAAAGTTGATGATTTTAACGAGAAATCAGACGCACAAAATGTCCAATTTGTGGATTTCGATTGGGAACTTCAGCAAATGAAGGACAAAATCAGCTCTCTTGTATCTGGTTCTATTAAAGGAGATTCAAAAAGTAAAATTGTAACAGAATGGCATGATCAGCGTACGTTTCTCAGTCAATATGCATCTCCGTGGAGACATCTTAGCGTGGATGAACCTCTTTGGAAGGCATCGACTGATTCTGATTTTTTCAGAACAAACCCACCTGATTCTGAACAAGCATCTCTTCCTGGATACATTGCGAGTCATGATATGAAATCTCCACCTATCTTTCACAAAGTACCATTTGGTATCGAACGCGCATTAACAACAACTTATCGCAAAGGTGCTGAACGGCGAAAGGTGGCATTATTGGAAGAAGAGCAAGCTTCTCTGAATTCCTATCTGTTGTTTCCGATTCGCGCGGCACCCTACCTGGGTTCTACCCGTTCTCATCAATTGGCGGTAGATAGTGGACGCAGTCAGCTTCCCCCCAAGACAATGAAGATGATTCTGAAAGAGCTGGGTGATCCCACTGAATTGGGTGCGACATCAAATGATATCGTATTATTACACACGGCAGGTCAAACCCTTGGAAATATTCCACTCGTGGACTATATTCGAGGAATATCATTTTCATCTCTGGGCTTGGGAGATACCTTTTCTACGTTGGAGCAATATGGGATGGAAAATATGGAATTGAATCAAGAGCTAACGGAAGTATTATTGGAGAAAATAAAAGCATCCCAGTCACAACTTCTTTCCAGTCTTGGAGGCTTACGTGATTCGATGGTAACCACTCAACCAAAAGAGGGGGAGCCTAACCCATTGTTAGAGAATCCCGCATTTTTAGAGGAAGTTCAGCGTCAACCTATTTTGGCAAAGGTCATACAAGAATACGAAGAGAGAAATATTTCCCTCTCATCATCTGATCTCGGTAAAGTGATCCATTTAATGAAAGCGCACCCGAATTACTTTCAAGTAGCAGCTGGTAAGAATGCGCTTTTAATGGGAAAAGCATTTATTGATGCGAATCGTTCGATCTATCTTTCTCAACTTTCGATTGAACAGCAGATTGATTATAATCGTGAACATTCGGGAATCCATCCCTGTAAAAATTCATGCCGCCATGTAGCGGATCTTGTTAGTCTACGAAAATTACGTGATGATTCGGAGAGATTTCATGAATTAACAAAGTTTGCGGTGCGATATCAGGGTGCTCGTGATCAGAATTGGATCAAATGTAACGCTTGTACGGAAAATCTGCTATGTGTTCATGAGCGTTTACAGCTTCAAGCCTATTTGAATCCGAAAGAGAAAGACACGCTCGAAAAAGAGATCATTCTCATGTTTTCGGGAGGACAATTCCAAGGTAATTACATTTGTCGAAACTGCGGACAGACCATCCGTGAATTGGGCTTTGATAATAATTTGGAATTTGATGATAATGGTAAACCCAAATCGGGTCGCGCGGTTCTCGTAGATCAAGATGCGCTATTTGATGAAGATCTTGAACAAGCCACTGGTGTACCAATTGAACCCTCTTTCGAAAAAGAAATGGGTCTAGGAGAATCGGAGACTGCTATTTATCATATCGTTCGCGAGATTTCAGAACGTGTTGGAATTATGTTAGATAAACAGGGCTATCGTAATGTCATTCGTGGAGCCAAAAGTTGGATCGATAAATTCCCTGATCGCAAGACGTATGCGAAAAAACAGGAAAAATCAAGAGGCCGTATGCCCGATTATGAAATCGCATCTGCTCGAGACATCATCAATGCGTCTGCCGTTTATTTACTGATCGAGATTCAAACCAAAATTCCAGCATATGTGGTTCGATATGCCCTGAAAGGATGTAAATCACCAGGTTTTGAAGGATATCCTCTCGATTCAAATGAATCGAATCAACAAGGTATTCAATATATCGCGTGTGCGATTTCATCCATTCGTAAAAAAGAGAAACCATGGACGCTTGCCTATCAGGCCGTTGCGGATGATAAGATGCGCCAGGATGGTATTTCGCTATCTATTGTGCGAATCATAAAGGAGATCATTAGCAATGATATGATTCAAGCACAATTAGAAGAAAAGCGTCGATATTTATTACATGTACTGGGTACATCGTCTATGGATGGTGAATCCAGAACAAAGGATTCCATTCCAGCTTCGTTTCTTCCAGAACAGATCATCCTTACACCAGAAGAAGCTGCAAAACATGTCATTTCACGAGAAGTAGTAGAAGCAGTAGGAAATGAACGTGCCCGCGCAGGACTCGTTGCATTATGGATTCGTCAAGCTCACGCGATTGCTGAAAAAAGCGCGCATTTGGTGCGAGGTACTGCGTTTTCAGAAACAACATGCTGTGTTAACCCTATTCAAGAACCAGGTTCGTATTGGAAATCGATGGGAGAACTTCCTGAAATTCATAAACGGACCTTGATACCACATCGCCAAGGTCAGAGTCTGTTGACTGAATTTATTCCTCGCGAGGCGGAGAAAGGCGTGACCGAGCCAAATAAGGATTTATATTTTCGTTTGTTCTTGAAATGCTGTTTTACAGGTCCACGCATTGGATATTCACATCAACCAGGTTTGACTCATCAATGTCTATGGTGTGGATTCCAATTTCCCACCGACCCTACCATGATGGATACCGATAAGGAGGGCAAAGCGGCACTTGTTGAAGTGGATACAAATACTGCCAAATTTACAGAGTTGTTGGATACGATGCATAATGTAAACCGTGTCGAGCCGATTCATTTACGTGAAATCTCTACTGTTAGAAAATGTATGGATGAACTGATTGGAATTAAGCCAGTCCCTCTTGACGATTGGGAGCGGCTTATCACATTAACAGTCGATCAATTTATGAAACTTAATCATCCAGGCGCAAATGCGGACGATTTTGCGTTGGCGGCTGGTGAATTATCGAACGCATCGAGTGATGCGCGTGCGAATGTGGAACGCCGTCTATCATCCGAAAAACTTCATCGTATTTTGGAGGGAATTACTCGTTTATCGTGGGTCGATTTTTTTAAGGTACTTCAGACGTATTTTATTATTCCATTTCAACGCATCTCTTATAACTTTTCACCAGAATCGTTTAAAATTCCAGTAGAGATGGTGTTGTCACTATCACAGACCCATGTTGAACAAGATTTACAGCCGGTTTTGGAAAAAGAGCTTGCTTTTCTTACATCCAATAAGGGTCTAATCAGCGGAGACCAAATTCAGTTTGCGAAATTAAAATTGGAAGACTATCTTGCCCAAGTATCTGCTCTTCTTCCTTCTCTGAATCATATTCGAGCAAGTGTCATTCCAGGCGGAGATACCTCGTTATTATATATTCGTCAAGCATTTCTATATGGACCTCTTTCCATGCTTCTTGATTCTTCGCGTGTTCCAAACAGTATTGGATATCAAAGCGCAATGGATGCAATGATGGATCGCTCCATTGAGTTTCTGCTTCGAATGGTCAGTTCTTCTTTGAATAAATACACGCGTGAATACTTGTCGTATGACGCAAAGGCGATTAAGAATCTGATTGCGATTCGTGAAGAGAAGGAACGTGTGAACGTCGTCCGACAATTTAATGCTCTATCTGATGAGGCCCGTCAAGTAGAATTAATGAATAAACGATTAGGTCTTGGTAAATGGTCCGTTGGTGGTACGAAGTTGATTCACGCATACGATAGGGATTATTATGATCTAGAACGCCAGAAACGCCTTGATGCAGGCATCATTGAATTTCCCGGTCAAGGCAATGGTGAAATGGGAGAACCACAGGGAGGAGAATATGATGAAAATGGCTTTCGCCAACACGGTGATGAAGAATATGAAAGAGATGGGGGATACGACCATAATCAGCACGGTGACGACGATGATGAATAAGAGATATTATGGATAGTTTTTTTCTAGTAAGAACAATAAGGAATGTCCCTGCTCATCTATTCAGGATTATTGTACTTATTAGGTATTTCAATTATTCTCACTTTTAAACCTGAAGTAATGTTTACAAAGGAGGGAAATTGGAAAGAGTTTGGTCTAGGACGTTCAAAGACTCGTTATACGTGGATGCCATTTTGGCTGTTTGCGATTCTTTGGGCAATTCTGTCGTATCTGTTTGTATTGATTATTGCGAGTCATACAGGTCTTGGAGGAGTGACTGAAAACACAGAGATCAGTATATCAAAGGATACGATCGAACCTGAAAATATATCGATGAAGGCTATGTCGCCTGTTCCACAGAATTCTCTAAAGAAGAAGCCAAATTCCATGGGGGATATGAAAAAAGGTTATTATATTTTGGATACCAATGAGACAATGAAGAAGGGAATTCCGAAATATATCTACTTAGGACCTGAAGCTCCCAACCTTGTTTATCATCATGAGTTGGAGGGCGACAATACGGTAGAATCCGACTAACATACAACAGCTGTTCCGCTACCAATTACGATTCCAAATAACATAGAGAAAAACAAATAAAATCCATAGGCTAAACCGGATGCCATAGGCGCTTTTGCTTCTATGCTTTCCAGTGATGGAGGAGATTTACAACAGCTTGACGAATTTTTGCGGTCGGGTTCAGGTGTATAAAATGGCGCAATAATGGATACAACGGGTATACGGCAAAAGGAAATAGAAGAAATAGCCAAGCCAATGAATATCGCGATAAGAGCTGGAATCGCCCCCATGAATGCTTTTCCACTATCCGTGTTGTTACAATACATGTACTGCGATGCGATATTCATTCCTGACGCGATGAGAAATCCGATGATAGGAAGTCCAAGCCATAAAATAAGATTAAAAAAAGGAATAGAGTCTTTTGAATAGAACAAAAACAAGGTAATAATAAAAAGGACACATCCTGCTGGAACGGCGACAGACAATGCGTTAATACTTACGCTACCTGTACCCGGATTCGACATGACTACCAACTTAACAGAAATTATTCACATTGATTCGGACACGTATAAAGACAACATTTGAAAATCAAGAGGTACAGTAGAGATATGGCGGCAGAACCCACTACCGATGAGTTGAGACGATTTTATGATGAACGTTCTAAGCCATCAAAAAGAGAGCGTTTTCAAATTGATAAGCAGGGTAATTTAGCAGAATATGATACAAAACGTACATTGATAAAAACGATTGTTCTTCCTACCTATCGTCCACCAACAGAACCTGAAATAAAAGACATGGAGGAAGAAAGAATTGCCAATATTGCGGCAGCCAATCATGCGTTTGAAGATGCTCGTCGTAGTCTATACCAAGCCTTACAGGATGGAACCTCGCGTCGCTCGGATATATTGGATTTAAATCGCAGTGTGCGCGATGCCGATATTCTTCTTCAGAAAGCCCGTTTCCCTTTACGGTCAGTCCATTCGGAAGGTAATGTCAAAATAAAAAGCATTGATTTTAATCAAATGCAAGAAACACGCGTGTTTCCCTATTCTATCGCTTTTACAGAGGTTCGTCCATTTACATTACAGCAACAGTATGTGCGTATTGGTGATATCCCCCTTCCGCAGATGGTAAGTCTAGCAGAAGCACAACAGGCAAATATGCCGGCAGAAACAGTTATCTTGTTTTCGGACCAGGATATGGAAATGAGTCCATATGGATTCTTGGCATTAGGTTGGCCGGTTGCGATACCGCTTAAAGATAAAATGTATAAATCAGCGCGCCATGCGATCTTTGCGGAATTGGCACGAGAATTCAATCCAGAACGCGCGGATGCGATCCAGAATGCGGAATCAAGTTCGGATATTCGTTATACGATTGATGATACAGAGGGAGGAAGAGCGGTGAATCAAATGAAATGGAATACGACACTATCTCGTTTGATTGATGAGGTGAATCTTGTTAAATTCAAACAATATCCTGAATTGAAAATGCGATTGATGGAACTCCCCTCTCCGTTAGTCATTGGTGCTTATGAACCGAATGATACATATATGGGTATTGGATTATCGGTTGATAATGTGAAAGCAAAAGATAAATTGGCATGGACGGGCGAAAATCTGCTTGGAAAGACATTAATGAAGATTCGAGAGAACTTCATTGCGGAACGTGCGCAACTTGCTGTACAGAGTCTAAAACGCCCGCGAAAACCACGCGGCCCACCGAAAGCAGCCAGTACAAGTGTAGCGGCGCCAATGGCAAACGCAGTACCGATGGCAAACGCAGTACCGATGGCAAACACAGTACCGATGGCAAACACAGTACCGATGGCAAACGCAGTACCTATAGCAGTACCTGTAGCACCTGTAGCATCTGTTCGTAGAGGTCCGCGTATGCCCCCTCGTGCACAACCACAGGCAATGCCTCAGGTAATGCCTCAAGCGATGCCTCAGGTAATGCCTCAAGCGATGCCATTTGTTGATGATCAAAAATACGACACCTAATTTACTTGCTTAGTGGAAAATCTTTGAGTTTATCTTGGTTCTTGTCACAATCCACCTTAGTGGCTTTGTAACGGTAACATACTCCATTTTTATCTTTATAAATTGTTTTATCTGCGATATCTGGGTGTGGATATTTATAAACAACTGTATCTTCCGGTTTCACAAATAAAATAGCAATGACGCCAAGGACGAGACCTGCCAAAAGGGGGACGATACGAATATGACTGATCATCTTTACTCGATACCCAGAAAATAGAGTGAGGAGTAATCAGGAAACATGAACCTTCTCAAATTGTTACATGATGATAAATTCAACGTATTTTTCAGCTTGATGCTGGGAATTGGTATTATTTGTATTATTCGACCCATATGTACTGGCTCAGAGTGTGCTGTCAAAAAGGCTCCGTCGGAGAAGGACTTTGATCAATTTGTTTATCGCGTGGGAGGTGATAAGTGCTATTCCTTTAAAACAGAAACAGTGGAGTGTCCTTCGTCAGGAGTGATTGAATCCTTCCGAGAGAGCTCCTTGCGCGGCGCATCTATCCAACCACGTACGTTATTCGCAGTACGCAGTACACCGATCTTGTCCTGCGCGTAGTTTACTCTAAAGGATTTCTGTCTTTTTCATAAGAAATGGCAAGTGCTGGTACCCTGCTCAGTGACCTCGATGGCAAGTCTCCGGTATTTAGCAAAGATGATGATCTTGTTAATAAGATTCTGGCAGACATGAACATGCCGAGTTCATCTAATCCTATTATGTCTGCTCCTCCACCCCCTTCCGGTAACGGAAGTCGAATGATCCAGGCGCCAAATCCTAATACTGTTTATCCAATGGCGACCGACCCATCCATCGCTACGGCACATCTGATTGGAAAGGAATATCCGTCTACTGCTGATTTTGCGAATTTGATGCATGCCCCAAGTTATTCACACGGAGGGTCCGCATATGCTAGTGTTGCGCCCCATCAGATGGCAGCTCCTCCCACCTTAGTGGAAACAAAGGGCAACTTTTACTCGGACATTTTGACACAGATAAAGCAGCCCATTCTGGTTGCCATCATTATCTTTCTTGTTAGTTTGCCTATTCTCAATGTATTAATTGGTCATTATATACCCTCTCTTTTACGAATTGGAGGAGATGTTACTACGGCAGGATTAGCTGTCAAATCAGCAATTGGTGGATTTTTGTTTTGGTTCATTCAAAAAGTTCTAGTTCCATTGATGGCTGTATAGTAAAAACTTTCTTACGAAGCAAATAGGAGAAATGAACTTCAATCAAACTACTTATTTTATCTCAGTGGCATTGTTGTGTATCACTGCGCTATATACACTGGTCTATTCTGGTATTACAGGACTACTCTTCTGTTCCGCAATTGGCCTGATTGTTGCTGCGTTCGTGAATCAGCCGGAGTTAATTGCTGCCGCGGTGATTATCTTTTCCTTGTTTTATATGTTTTTTCTGAAGCGATATTTGAAAAATTTTGAACCGTTTACGAACCAGAGCGATGAGATTGTGTCACGTGTTAAAAGCATGTCATCTAAGCAGGCTCCGTCCGTTTCTCGTAAGGAGCCATTTGGCGTATATGATCCCGCCATCGAGGGATTTCAAGATGTAAGTCCTGGCGCATCGAAGGAAGGCGCATCGTCTAATAGCTCTTCTGCATCGACTTCTCAAACCATGAATCAGGTCCCTTCGGAACAAGTGAAAGCGGTAACAAGCGCTCTAGAAGGAAAATCAGATGAAGAAGTGGAAAAGGAGGAAGCCAAATCCGCGACAGGAACCCTGTTTAAAACGGGCCAGATGCCCTCAGAGAACATTGGCGGACCAAAGCTTGATGCTGGTAAAACGATCATGAAAGCCATGGAATCATTTGATTCCAATACAATTGGAGCAATGACTGATGATACCAAGAAGCTGTTGGAAACACAGAAGAGCTTGATGGGAATGTTGACACAGATGCGCCCCGTTCTCGCGGATGGAAAGGAATTGCTTCAGACTTTTTCAGGAATGTTTGGCGGCGGCTCCAATGGAAACGGATCAGGTATGCAGTTTAAGCTATAAATAAGGGGACTACCTCTCTAAAGAGTCCACATCCTGCGGATGCTTTACCCCTTTGACCCCTGTACCAGTGTACTTGTATATAAAGTATTTGACGATTTTTTTATAAAAACGATATCAAATAATAGAGTCATGGCGCGTGGTAGTTGTCCTCCAGGTGTATTTTGTTTATCAGAAGGAATTCTGGTTGTATTAGGTGTAGTATTATTATTCTTATTTATTGTGATTTACTTAATGAAATCACCACATACTATTGTTTTTCCATCATCGCATAATCAGCAAATGCCAGCACCTCCTGCGGTAATGATCCAGCAGGGCGGAGGTGATTCACGGTATGATCGCGCACCCCAACCATTGCGTGATTGGATGGGGCGACCTGAATTCCCCCCACGTGGAGGATTATCGTCCATTCCAATCAATATTCCGACACAGGGTCTCCCTGAAACATTTCAGTCTGTTGGAATTATTAATGTAGGTGAGCAAGTTCTGCCACTATACGGACGCCGAACCACGGGAAGCAGTGATCGATGGAATTATTATACCCGCACCGATACCTATAATCCGGTCCCTGTTCCTGTCCAATTTGGCCGTCGTGATTGTATGGATGATACGGGATGCCAAGAGATCATGTCAGGTGAATCTGTTGCGATCGATGCGCTTCATAAAGAGGGAAAGACTAATATTTATCGAATGGGAGGTCCCAAATATATTCCAGGATTGATATAGACATGGCATCCCGCGGAGCAATTCTATGTATGGCAATCGTCATGGGTGCTATTTTATATGTCGTATATACCAATATGAATTCACTTCAACAACCTAGTCTAGAAATACCGGTAGAAGAGGCGAGATCAAAACGGTACCGATTAGTGATCGATGTTCGCACTCCAAAAGAGCGAGAAGAGTTGGGATATTATCCGAACTCCATACCGATCGCAGTTGATCAATTAAAATCAGATGTACCATTTCTGATCGGATCAGGACTTCAGAGTTTACAATCACCGATCTTGGTTTATTGCAATGGGGGTCGTCGTGCGCAGCTTGCTGCGGAAATATTATACCATTTAGGCTATACACACGTACGATATATATCTACATCATATCTCTCTCTCATGCCAGGAAGTCAATAATCGTACCAAAAATATCCTATCTTTTTTCTAGAGAAAGTCAGATGTTTTGTCCAGCAAATGCCAATACGGGATTGATTCAATTAGTCGGACCCATTGCCGCATCTGATCTAAAAAGCATGACGAATGCTCAAGCGCCACTTTCTATTAAGTTTGAACCACGAAGTACTCCTCCGAGTCTATCAGGAAATCAAATTATAGAATCACCAAATAACACATGTACCTACAATGCGCAAAAATTCAATTTAGAGAGTGTTCAAATTGTATCATCTGTTCATACAGGATACAATCTTCCAGGAAATACAGAGACACCTGTTGCCGAATTAATTCTTAGTTTTGTGGCAAAATCGTCTCCATCATCTCGCACGCAGCTATCTGGAATATTAATGTGCTTACCTATTTATGAATCAAGTTCAACAGGATATGATGCTTATTTAAAGCAAATCTTTGAAAATGATCCCACTAAACCAAATAACGAAACATTGGAATCGCTCTTTTATTCCTCTAACACGGAGACAAGTCAAACATCGCTGGGATATCGAACATGCTTTGAAACAAGTGATACACAGGGAAACATTGAATCACGTAGTATATATGTCCTTGTTTTTCCACACGGTATTCATCTTGCCTCAGCATCGTATCGTATGCCTAAAAATTCTCTTGCGACCTATCAACTTCCCTCCGGTCTGAGAGGAAATAATGCAACGGTACGTAAATATACAATTGACGATGATGGTAACAAAAAAGCAACACAGATCGACTCTTCTGGCGTGATGTATACGATACCCGTTTCAACGTGTAGTGATGAATTCAAGAATGGTCGATTTGAATACTTTACTTTTCCTCCGAAACTTCCACCTCGTAATTCTACAAATAAAAAAGTAACAGAAGGATTTAAAAATGTGTCAGCCGTTTCTGCTACGTTACCAGTAGCACCATCCCCTGATACATGTCCCACCGTTAAACAGTATAAATGTAGACCATTTGATCAAATACGTAATGAAAATGGTGAATATGCTAAAGTATCAGATGGAACCTGTTTAAAAGATATTATTAATGACCGTGCAAACTCATCCTCATCGGATCCCTCCTCACCAGGCTCTACCCTTTCTATATCCACCCCTAATGCTCCATCAAATGAATTATCTGTTGCACAGATCGAAGGAATTGTAGGAGGAGTCATTGCCGGCTCGATCCTTTTATTGTTTGTGACTTGGGGAATAGGTAAGTATTCAAATTCGAATCAATAACTAGGATGATTCTGGAACTATCCATTCTTGTCATCAGTATTGCGATGATTTGTCTAGCACTTTATTTACGAAATCATGATCCTATTACGGCAGAACCCTTTCAAGTAGAAGAGGAATCATATTTAGATTCATGTCCTTCTGGATACAAGTCTTATCATTTGTCAAATGGAAATACGGCATGTTGTAAAGGAGAAATTGTAGCAAATAAGTGTATGAGTGATGATATATGCCTTCTAAATGGAAAGGGAGAAATGGAGAAATGTACAACTGTCATTAAAAATGAATACAATAAAAAAGCGATGGAACAATGTCCCTCTTCTATGTCATCCTATTTTGAAGATATGACAAAGAAAGGATGTACGAATGGACATCTTAATATAACGTTAACTGGTCCACAGAATAAGAATCAGCAAACGTGTACGATTTATAATACAATGGACTTAAATCTTAATTCACTGGATAGTTGTTCGAACCATAAAGAAATGGACGAGTTCCCGTGTTTTGGAAACAATTGTACGAAGTCTCTGGTTCAAGCCGTGCCTAATGCGCCTGTTCAGGTTTCAGTAGGATTTGTGGATTCAAATGGTATGCATCGAGTGGCTTATACACGTGCGTCCATGCAACGATTTTTGGATGCGACCAAACCTACATGGAGAGGTCAGGGAATAGATCTATCGAAAAATGTAAATGTAGCAGAAGTAGCTAAGGCATATTATGTGGATCATACCATTCAGCAGGAGAATGTTCAACTATAAGTGATTTAAATAATTATAATTATTCATTCATTAATGACACTTACAACACTACCTTACGTGGCAACTTCGATTGCCATTATGGCCCGTTTTATTTTTATGTATTTGCTATATAAAAATAAAAGTACGAATCTCTATTCACTTAGCTTTTGCGCGTTGAGTATTTGCTCTTCTGCCATGTGGTTACACTATAGTATTACGATAAACGACATGACTCTTATTTTTAGAAGTAGCACAGAGATTACCTTATTATCATTATCATCGTTGTATATTATTCATAATAAACTAAATGAATAACTTATTCACCTAATGTTTCGACACCATCGAGATGACCGACTCCCATCTTTTCATATAAGTGTTGTGCACCCGATCCTGATGAAGTAGAGGACAAGGGGTAGATCGTAGATAAAACAGCTTTCTGATTAATGCTTGGCGCAATCGCCTCAAAATTATCATCTTGATTGTAACCATTGTCTTCAGGTACATAGACGGATTCGGTAGGAGCAGGAATATCAAATTGGCGCACAGGAACTGTTTTTTGAGGAGTACTTGCCTCTTTTACAGTGGCCTGAGGAGCATTCGGAACTTCCATTGCGTCCAATTTTTCAAGGGCTAGACCCACCTTGCGACGATTTCGCTCCAAATAGAGTGAAGCAATAGCAATCAATCCAAAGATACCAACCGTAGGGCCAATATGAATACAATACAGTAATGCAACAATCATACCAAGTCGTACAATAAGATTGTCTAATAATATTAAAAGTCTAGACGGCAAAAAAGGGGCCAATAATACCAGGGCCGTTAGAACCACAAAATATTGGATTTCGTTCCGAAACATTCCTCTGTATCGTATCGATAAATTAATATGGGATCTAAACCATTATCACGTAGAATCTATCAGTAGCCCATGTCCGCACAAGAAAAGGATCGGGTATTGACCTCAAAAGGGTATGCCATTAAGAAAACGTTTTTGAATGAACAACAAACTCGACAACTCCGAACAGACCTTACCATGAAACCGAAAGTGATGGATAAGTTTCAAAACATAACGCCTAGTTTTCCTATTTATTATGAATCCAAAACTCGTTTCTATGTTCCACGACAGTGGGGGAAAAAACGGTTTGGTGAACCGGAAGCCGATATTGTATCGGATGGTCTCCCCCTTCCGGATACGATCCAGTTTCGTACTACCTTTCCTCCTCACGCATTTCAACAAGAAATCATTCATACCTTTTTGGAAAAGGGTGCGAATGGTCTAATTTGTGTTCCCTGTGGATATGGTAAAACGTTTATGGCGCTTCATCTGGCAATTCAATTAAAACAGCGTTTCTTGATTGTGGTGGATAAGGAGTTTCTCATGAACCAATGGAAGGCGGAGATCGAGAATTTCATTGATGGTGCGAGAGTAGGGATTCTTCAAGCGAATAAGGCACAAATGGAAGCGGATAAATATGATGTAACGATTTGTATGATTCAAACGATCTGTCGTCGTGAGTTTCCTGATGGATTTTTTGATCAATATGGATTTACGATTTTTGATGAGTGTCACCATTTGGGTGCGTCCTATTTTTGCCAGGCATTGAAGAAGATCCAAACGAAATACATGTTGGGTCTTTCAGCAACACCTGATCGCGATGATGGTCTGACACGGGTATTTGAAGCATTTTTGGGAGATCCAGTGTATAAAAATACACAGCGGGCACCGGATAAAGAGGCGGTTGTGAAAGCAGTATGGTTTGATTCAGAAGATCCAGCATACAAGGAAGTACCTGTGAATTGGCGCGGGGAGACAGTCACAGCGAAACTATTAAATCAGGTGGCGGAGTTTGAACCGCGCAATCTAAAAATCATGACATTGCTGGAAGAGTACGCAAAAGACAACGATCGGTTTATTTTGATCTTGAGTGATCGGATCTCTCAGCTGGAATGGTTTGAGAAGGCTCTTTCTAAAACATCATATCTTTATGGGTATTACATTGGAGGAATGAAGCAGTCAAAGTTGGATGAAAATGCAGAGAAGTGTCAGATTCTATTGGCTACGTACCAGATGTCAGCGGAAGGCTTCTCTGTAAAAAGATTAAACACAGTTATTCTGGCAACACCTCGTAAGAGTGTACAACAATCAACTGGTCGTATTTTTCGACAGAGAATTGAAGAGCGAAAGGTCGCACCTCATATCATTGATATCATTGACTCACATGAATGTCATATGAGGCGATGGTACATTCGTCAGCGATTTTATAAGGAATGTGAGTATACGATTCGTCATCTTGATAGGGCCAAACAGCAAAAAGAGGAAAAGGAAGAGAAGGAACAAGGATTCTTATTCAAGTTCTAAAGAACTTTTTTAATCGATCTCAATGATATATGTCGGAATCGTTCGTTTATTTTCTAAATAGGTGGAAACAATACGATGAGCACCATCCAGTAATGTATATTCGCCTTTTTTCAATACTATCCAAATGGGTTCTGTATGACCTTGCTGGCGTATCATTCGCCGATGATGTAACACAGAATCCAAATCTTTTTGTCCTCTAGGACGATCCTCTTTGGGATAAGGGTCTGCTGAAAGACGGTCGGGATTAAAATTATGTAGATTTCTACATTGGGACATTGGTAACCGAATCAACTTACTCTTAAAAATATGATAATAGGAAGATATTTTCAATGATGAAAATAGTTTTATGCTTACCGACGTTTCTACAGAATCTTTTATTATTTGCAGACACTCCATTCTACTAAGTGCTCCATTAATCATCACGTGAGAGATAGTTTAAAATAAATTTACGATGACCTAGTAATAAATGAGTTCACCCCAACTGAACTCATTACATATGTTATATAATGCGTTCTCGCATTCTCGACAAAAAGACAAGATAGATACCATTCTAGAACCACTTCAGGCGATGATTCAATTGACTCTGCTAGGGATTTGTCCGATCGGAACCAAACTTCGGATCCAAGAGAATATTTTATACGTGCAGCCCCATTCACTGATGCAACCCCTCTCCCGATGGTACAATACCGACAAAAAGGATGATCTCTATTTCTTATATTCAGTCATTAAGAGATATATTAGATGGTATAATCCTACTTCCAATAAGAAGAGCCCTTTATCGGTTGAATTATATCAATTGATTACTGCGATGGCGATAGAGGGACTCAATCAATTATTTAAAACATACAGTTCAAGTGACGCAAATACAGTGATTCATGTGATTCAGATGTATAAAAATCTATTAGAATATAATAATGATAAAATATTATTGGATGAATACATCGTCGATGTAGAGAGAAATAAGGTGAACATTGATGAAGTGTTTGAGCGTATTATTTCAGTGTATGATCCAAACATATTACAAGTCGTGTATCATACTTTATTATTGATCAAACAAGAGAATAATGATAATATTCAAAGCCATAACATTGATGGATTGAATAGTATTTTGAGTAAATATAATATTGCGATTAAAGAATGGATTAAGCTGAATTTGATTTTGTAGGGCAAGACTTCCACCATGCTCGGGCTTTCTTTGAATGTTGTTTGGCGCGCCGTACGATATCAGAGTCGGTAGTATGATATGTCTTTCCACATACTAATAATGAATGAACGCGGGCATATCCCCATTGTTGTTCTGTTGCGCCAGGGCGATGACCGGTTCTCCAGGCTGCCATACCACGACGATAGGATTCATTAAGATAACGTAGAGGCACACCTGATACTTTTGACTTTTGCTCCATGGAGATTGCGTTGGGATAACGTGATTTCCATGTTTGGGTATAACTTGACGGTTTACCTTTTACGTCGCGGTCGGTACGAAATCCGTTGTAAGCACGCGGATTCTTCCACGATAGTGAACCAAATTTCTTAATTTCCTTTAGACGTTCTTGTTTTTTCTTTCGAGTAAGTCCTTGATAATATTTTCTAGGATAAAACACATTTTTTCGAGTATGAGTCATCACTACTATATATGATTAACTTCCATGGACACGAATATCTTCCTTATTTGCGATCTTCCAATCGATCAGAGATTCGTATACATTTTTACGCTGATCGCCTTGTAATTGGATCACGTCACCATGTTGGGGATCACTCACTACATTTCCATTCGTCGAATATACTTTTTTAAGGTATTTCAGGATCTTTTTCAGATCAAGATCGTCGGCAATTCCGCGAATGGATGTTAAGCATTTTCTTCCGTTGCGTTGTTGAACGCGAATATGGACCAGATTTCTTTCATCCGTAAATAGATCCATGTTTGATTATTATTTTTCTAATTTTTTTAAGTCCATATCAGAATTTCAATTTTATGATATGGAATTGATAATGAAGTTATTTTACTTGCGACGGCTATGCTTGCAACGACTGCTATGCTTATGGCTACGCTTATGACGGTGGCTACGCTTATGACGGTGGCTACGCTTGCGATGAGTGCGACGCTTTCCACCATACTTCATTGGGAGCAGGCCCTTTGATCCATCAAAATCACTACGTCCTGCGATTTGATCAATCTGAAGAGATGTGTAAGGAGAAGCACCATCAGCAACGGAGCCGCCACCAGTTTTAGTACAGGCTGAGTTAAACGCGCGAGCATCATATGGTGTATTGATCATTAATCCGCCAACCGCGCTTCCAGGAAGTGTCTCAAATCCATGACCGTATCCTGCGGTAGGCGCATTATATCGCATGGAATCAGCCGCTCCAACAGCAACAGTCGGAACGGCTCCACCATGCATATTCAAAGAATTAATAGAACCACGTTCGCACGGAATGCTATGCGCACCTGCATAGGATTTCATTCCAATGTCACTACCTCCATCGAGTAATGCGCCTGGATTCGATTCATAACGACCACCCTTCTGTATCACGGCGATTGTAGGCTGTGATGGTAAAATGTGTGGTGGAACACCTGGAGCACTAGGAAAGTGAACCTCTGAATCCACAGGGGCCACTGCCAATTGATATCCGCCGCGCGCGCGACGTTTACCACCGCTCATACCGGGCACACCGCTCGCACCGTAATTGGAAATAAATCCAGGGCGCACAAAGTCGCCGCCTACACAATCTTTGCCCGCACCAGTATAGGACTGATTCACAGGGTTACCTACTGATACAAATTTAGAGGGGTCGACAGAAAAGCCACCACCACGTGTACTTCGTTTAGCGTGAGAACTTCGTTTAGCGTGACCACTTCGTTTACTGCGACGTGCCGATTTCCTACGAGTTTGACGTGCCATTCTATTCTAGACCATGGATAAAAGACTGCGTTAAAAAAGAGCTTAGGATGAATGAATATGATGAAAAAATCCAGCTGTGGAAATAGGAGTATTATCAGGAAGAATACGCATAATTTGATATTTCTTGAAGTTGTCATTCCATGCTACCTCGACAGGAAGTCCTTCCACTTTATCTGTAAAACGTTTACGAAGCTCAAGTGATAGTTGAATGGTCCCAATCGATGCAAAACCAATAGAGGTTTTCTCTTGTGAGAGAAGTGTGTAGGTATCGGGAAGAACCGATTTGCTATAAGGGGTACAATACGCACGCAATGTGGAAACAATCTCCGTGTTGCGTTTGAGTTGCGGTGCAACAAATTCCACTTGCGGATGATCGGGAACCGTTACCGTATCTTTCCAGTACCATCGTGCTTGGCGGCTATGATCCGGTTGAATAATCCAATAAATGGCTGAATTGTAATGGAGACTCCAGTCTTTCAGGGGAATAGGCTTGACAATTTGTGGTTGAAAGGCGAGAAGAGGTTGGTCGGCGGGGAGAGAGGACCAGAATTCGCCCAGATTCTTCCATCGCTCGGAATATACCTTGTTCGACCAAAGGTCGCGACCTTCCCAAATAATCAAATCTTCAATTTGAAGAACGGATTCACCTGACAAGATATTGGCAAGGCATACGGATGGACCAAATTGACAGAAGGTAGGAGGGAGCATCCAGCGAAAAGTCATCCCTTCTTGGCGTTCGGGATACCAGATACAGGGGGCAAACCCATCCATGAAAATCAAGTATCCAACGGGACGCTTATCAAACTTGGGCCAAAGCCAGACGGTACCTGAGCTAAAAGTTGGCTTGGCGCGATGAAAAGGCATATGGATTTCAACTCGCTCCTTCAAAAAAGGGAATTTATGGAACAGTGATTCAATGGCCGAGATATGATCATTATCTAGGCGACGGAATCGTGGAACCTTCTGCTTCTCAAAATGAGGAGTGGTATTGCTAATAGATCGACTCATATCTAACTATCTAACACACACTCTCTTTAAACCCTTACCCGTTTTGAACGGG